CTATTTCGTCGGCTTGACGAGCTTGCCGCGCCGGTGGCGCACATAACGCGCTGTCATGGCCGTCGTGGTGTGTCCCAGCTGTGCTTGAGCCACCGCAATTCCGCTGATGTCATCCACGTCCGTAGCCGCCTTGGCGCGCAGATCCCGGAACTGGAAATTCCTGATGTCCTTCTCAATTTCCGGGTGCTCGCCAGCGGCCTTTTCACGCGCAGCTTCAAAGGCGTAGCGCAGCATGTATGTCGTCATGCGCTGGCCATCGTTGTTGTTGATCAGCCCTATGCCGACGGCTGGGCGCTTGTCGATGCGCGCCAACAAAGTGGCCAGCTCGCCGACAATCTCGATCCGTAGTTTCTTCCGGGTTTTATTCTGGCTAATTTCAATCGCCCCGTCTTTCAGGTTGGCGCGCGTGATTTTCAGCATATCCGCCGGCCGCTGTCCGGTGAGATAGGCCAGGTCGAGCGCATCACGCAGACCGGGCGACGCAGCCGCATACACAGCGGCGAACACGGCGTTGTCGACGTATACATCGCGCCCATCTTCCTTGAAGCCCTTGATGCCGGCGCATGGGTTGGCCAGATTGGTCAGGCCGGCGCCGCGTGCAAAATTCCAGATATGCGACAGCAGTGCCTTGTCGCGATTGGCTGCCACCTCCCCTTCTTTTCCAGTCCATTCGGGCACCGGTTTGCCGCGCGCCTCCAGGCTGGCGTTCTTTTTCCGGCGCTCTTCGGCGATGCTGGCCGACCTCCACGCCAGGTACTGCTGGACCATCACCGGCTGAATTGAGTCCATCGGCTCCTGTCTGTCATCAAAGAACTGATACAGGTGCGCGAGCTCATTCATGTTCTTGCGCTGCGTGCCGGTCCCTTTTTTACGCATGACTTCCCGGATATAGCGCTCGGCCACCATGCGGAACGTCGGGCGGATCGCTGAAGGAATCGAGCTCGCTGTCAGTTCGGCCCACTTGCGAACGGCCTCGACATAGTCCGAACCCAGCGATATCTCGCTGCGCGGCCGCTTGCCCGTATCCAGGAAATAATAGGTTTTCTGGCCTCGATGCCTGGCTCGCATGCCAGTAGGCAGATTTTTGTTTCTCGTTGGAACACGGCCCATGCTTACTTCGCCCTCAAGCCAGGTGGTACCCAAGGCGTTTTTTCTGGCGGCGCTGCAGTGGCCCTGCCCTCTATGGTCTTCCGCAGCACGACCGGACGCCCGATCGCATTGATAAAAAATGGTATACCCATATTTTTAAGTGCGGCGACCTGCAGACTTTTAAGCTTTCGGCCCGTCAGTTCGTATATTTCTGTCTGCTCAAGGAATGTCGCGCTCATACCGGAATGGTCCCTTTTTTCTTCAGTGGGTAGGTGTCGAGACCGAGCAGCTTGGCCAGGATGAATTCTATGCGTGCGCCCTTGCTGCGTGGCCAGCCTGGCAGCATCACCAGACAGTCGACGCTGGCCACCTGGGCCACGCTCATGCGCATGTAGCCGATCCAGCTGCCGCACGCTGGCGCCGGGTTCTCGGCCGGGTTGATCACGACATGGCCGGCGGCGCGCAGCAGCGTCGCTGCCTGGTGAAACGCCGGATAGTTGAACTGCGATCGACCGGTCATCGGTCCCGCGATGTAAATTCTCATGCAGCCCTCGCAAACTGTTGTTCGTGTTGGAAATTGGCGGCCACCAGGGCGCGCGCCAGCGGCGGGCAAACGCTGTTGCCGATCATGCGCACCTGCGCCTCCTTCGACAGTTTTTTGCCGTTATGCACCAGGTCGAGAATGTAGGTCTCCGGGAAGCCCTGGGCGCGTGCCAGCTCGCGTGGCGTCAGCATGCGCATGCCGATGTCAACGATGGCATAGTCTTCGCCGCGAATGGTCACCAGCCCGATGCGATCCTTGGTGGGGATGGTATGCATCGGATCGGTCAGCGACTGATCCTGGCCACCTTCGCTGTAATACTTGATCAGGAAGGCGCGGACCTCGGCTACGTGGCCGCCGCCGGCCGTCAGCGTCGGGATGGGCTGCAGCACGTCCTGGGCAAACTGATTGTTGCGCAGCTTGACGATGGTGCTGGCCACCACGGAATGGTGATCCGATGTGGTGACCGTGCCGAACGGTACCGTCACCGCCGTGCCGACGACGCCGCTGTAGTGCTTCGCCAGCATCGCGCTCACCAGGGCGAAGTGGCCACCCTTGATTTCGGCGCATTGCGTGCGCAGCGGTTCGGCCGCGCTGAAGTTGCGCTGGGTGGAGCCGTTCGCATGCTCCGTCAGGAACGGCGCGGCGGCGGCCGGCACGATAAAAGGGTCTTCGGCGTTGACGATATACTTCATCACGCCCTTGGCCACGCGCGCCAGCGTCTTGTCGGCCAGCGGCTTCTTGCGCGTGAAAATGCTGGGGCACGGGAGCGACCAGTCGATGCAATCGGCGGCTGTCAGCCAGGGCTTCAAACCGGACTTGGCGAACCCGCTCAACTTCGGATTACCATGCGTCGGTACCGGCCAGCTAATGGCCAGGCCGTCGCGGCGCGCGAACACAAAAAGCCGCTTGCGTATAGTCGGGGTGCCGAAGTCGCAGGCGCGCAGGATCTTGTATTCAACCTTGTAGCCAAGACCGCGATACAGGCGCTCCATCGGGAAGTCGGCGCCCAGCGCCTCGTATATTTCCGGCACGTCCGGATGCTCGGCGGCGAGGCCTGTCGACAGCGCATCGATAAATGCCGCGAAGGTGCGCCCCTTCGCGCTGGCGATCGGGTTGCCCTCGTCGTCCAGCGGGCCCCAGTCGAGAAATTCCTCGACGTTTTCCAGGGCGATGCAGCGAGGCATCTGGAATGCGCCCCACTTGAGCGTCACCCAGGCCAGGCCCCTGATCTTCTTTTCCCGCGGCTTCCCGCCCTTGGCCTTGCTATGGTGCTTGCAGTCAGGGCTGAACCAGGCCAGGCCGATAGGACGGTTGCCAGTGATAAAGCCTGGGTGCACGGCGAACACGTCCTCTTGGTAGTGAGCGGTATGCGGATGGTTGGCGGCATGCAGGGCCAGCGCCTCGCCGTTATGGTTGATCGCGACGTCGACTGGGCGGCCAAACGCCTGCTCGATCCCTTCAGACGCGCCACCGCCACCGGCAAAGTTGTCGATCAGCAGCTCGCTGCCGAGATCGAGCGGAATGGTGAAATTGTCGCGCCTCATGCAAACATCCTCCCTTGCACTGCTTCGTGACTGAGCGCGGCGGCGCAGCGCGGATTTAGCCAGACCATTTCCTCGCGGATGGCCGTTCCGCGTGCGGCGCTGATGCGTGCCGTCGTGGTGTGGCGGATCCAACCGTCGAGACGGCCTCGATACAGCAGCGAGTCGTATCCACTGAGGACCACAAAACCTTCCAGCTCGAGCAGCCCGTCGAGCAGCTCGACATGGTCGAGGTTCGTCAACTCGTGGTTGTAAGTACGCTGGCTGCCAGTCATCACCCTGGTCTCGTGCATGTATGGCGGATCGACAAAATGAAGCGTGCTCGGAGTGTCATGCTTCCGCATTACCTCCAGCGCCGGCCGATTTTCAATCAGCACGCCGGACATTCGCTGGCCAGCTGCTGCGATCGACGCGGGATAGGTGGCCCACAGGTGCTGCGCGGTACCGTACTCACGTTTGGTGTCGATGCGAAACCCGGTGTGACCCTTGGTGGCGCCGGCGCTGCCGAAGCCCATCTGTGCCCTAATGCAGAGGCGACGCGCCAGTTCGACCTGGTCGGTCGTCGGCAGCCACGCTTGCTCGAACTCGGCGCGCGCATATGGCGTGCACACCAGCGCCTCAATCAACTGCTGGCGCAGCACTGGATCGCGCAGCACGGCAAAAAAATTCACCACTCCCGAATCGAGGTCGTTGTACACCTCGGCGTACACGCGCGGCTTCTGCAGCAGCACGCCGGCGGCGCCGCCGAATGGCTCGACATAGCATGTGTGTTCAGGAAAGAATGACAGGATCCAGGGTGCAAGCCGGAACTTGGCGCCGTGGTAGCGCAGCGCGGGATTGATCACCGTCGTCATGGCGCGCTCCGGACGCAGGTTATGCAACGGCCGTACTGGCGCAGCTGGCGTGCCGTGCTGGCCTTGCCGCAGGCGCAGCGCTTGCGGATCAACGAAAACACTGGCGCTTTATTGTTGTCCAGATGTTGTCGCTCAACGCGGGCGAGGTCGTACATCATCGTGATTTCCTATAGGTTTGTGTAAGCGCTCCGTTGACGCAATGCCCGCGCCGCATCACCGCGCGCGCCAGCGCCGCACGGTCGGCGTGGCTGCTGTCCGCCTGGCGCAGCAGGCCGAAGTAGCTGTTGGCCGCCGCGAACACATCAGCGGCCGGGATGCCAGCAATGCGGCTGGTGGCCTCGTGCACGGTGCGGCGTCGCGTGCGGCTGTGCCAGGGCTTGATGACCTGGCCGACGAAGTCGACGCCGCGCGCAATCGGCTGCAGGATTGTCTTGGTGGGATTGAGGTTGGCGTGCAGCACGCGGGGCAGGAACTCGTTGATGCTGGCCAGTGCCGCGCCCAGCCACTGTGGCGATTCGTGCAGCAGCAGGAAGTCGTCGACGTAGCGGATGTAATGCTTGGCGCCGATGCGGTGCTTGGCGTGCTGGTCCAGCGCATCCAGATAAATATTTGCAAAGAACTGGCTCGACAAGTTCCCGATCGGCAGGCCCAAGTGAGCCGGCTGATTGACCAGGCGCTTGTGCGCCGGCACGCGCGCCAGCAGCTCGGGCGCGCCGCGCAGCTGGTAGTTCTCGCGTGGGTCATGAAGCAGGATCGTTTCGGCCAGGCGCAGCCACCACGGCTCGCTGACGCGTGCGGCGATCTGCCCGCGCAGCACGTCCTTGTCGATGGCGACAAAGAAGTTGGCCAGGTCGCACTTCAGGTAGAAGGCGGGCCGGGCCCAGTTCTGCGTGACGCTGCGGATCTTCGATTCAAGCCGCTTGGCCGCGTACATCGTGCCGCGGCCCGGAATGCAGGCGCAGGTGTCCTTGATGAACGAGGCGTAAAAGCGCGGCGAGATTTTGTTGTAAAGCAGGTGGTGCACCACGCGATCGCGGAAGTCGGCCGCCCATACCTCGCGCGCTTTGGGGCGCGTGACGACGAAGCAGATCGACTGACCGGGCTGGTAGCTGCCATCCTGCAGGTCATCGAACAGATTGATCAGGTTGCGCTCCAGGTGCTGCTCAAACACCAGGGCGCTGGGGGTATTGCGTTTGGTGCGGCGGCAGTCGAAATACGCGACGGCCAGCTGCTCGAGCGTAAAGTCCGCATCGGGATGATCTGCGGACGGCGCGGGCGCGGCCCTCGTACGAGCGGTTGTTGTTGTTCTGGTTGCCATTGTTGAAATTCTGATTCCACGCGTTAGAGGGGCCGGCCTGCGTCAATTCGTGCTATCTACGTCGCCCCGCCGAAGGCCATGCCGATCAGTGGGGAAACTGCGCCAGGCCTGCCTGGACGCCGCCAGGTGGTTACTGCGGTGCGCATAGCGGTGGCCTTGTGAGCCAGCGGCACGACCAGATTAAAAAAATCGCACAGTCAAGCCGGCCTTGACCGGGAAGCAGCAGGCGACGATGCGGTGTATTTCTTCCAGCCGCCGGCCTGCTTGCCGATCATGCTGGTCAGTGCGATGGCCGCCGCATACTGCTTGACTGAGATAAAGCGCAAGTCCCTGGACAGCCGGAGCAGCAACTCGATCACCTGCGCGCGCTCGAGCAAATTGTCGAGATACGGTGTTTTGTCGCCCGCGACGTTCGCGCGGAAGATCAGCACCGTCAATCGCACGCACTCGTCGCGGATTTCCTTGCCAATCGATGCCTTAAAATCTCTCGGCATGTTCTTGGTCAGCTCGGTCGCCACCACCAGCAGGTCGTAGGCAACTTTGGAAATCGGCAGGTCGGTATGGTTGGCCATGTTGAAATGGTTAAAGGGTTAAATTTCTAATCTGCGGACGGCGCGGGCGCGGCCCTCGTACGAGCGGTAGCCGTAGTTGAACTGGCCGCCATTGAAGAAATTCTGACCCCACGCGTGAGAGGGGCCGGCCTGCTCGCTCGACCAGTACCAGTCCTCTTCAAACTGGTCTTTCAGGTTGATGAACAGCAGGCGCTGCTCGCGACGCGTCGGCAGCTCGCCGCCCTCGGCCTTGGCCCATTCGTCAGCTGCCTCCCAGGTGACGTCTTCGGCGGCGCCAGGCAGCAGCACCAGGTGCTCGTCTGGCGCGCCGTCGACGCCGCGCATGATGCCGGCGTAAATGCCGCCGGCGAAGGCTGCGCCAATGGCGGCTGGGATGGTTGCAAGTGCTGCTGCGGTGGTGGTGTTCATGGTTGTCCTATTGGTTGATGTCACGCGCCAACGCTGGCGCAAAAGATTTCTACTTCCGTGATCGCGCGGCGAAGCGTGTTGATCGGAATCATCGACAGCTTGGTGTCGATGCCGTCGGCGGCCAGGCGCAGCGCTGCTGCTTCGCCTTCCTTGACGCCGACACGCTGCACGCGCTCGTAGCGATCGCAGATCACGCACATGGTGTCGGTGGCCAGGTCGATTGCCTCACCCACCATCCCGCAGGCGCAGAGAGCGGCAAATATCTTCGACAGCGTGTTGAACGTGTCGACCGATGGCGCGCCGATAACTGCCTCGACAGCCATGCGCAGCTGCAGCGCCAGTAGTCGCTGGGTTTCGGTCATCATCGGCACATTGCCTGCGGGAAGTGGGCGGCGCATCACTGATTCCGGGTTACGGCTTGCCCATCAGCACCGTAAAGCCGCTGGCGCGCGCCTGTTCGACGTACTCGCTGAACGCCTCTTCGATGGCGTTTTCCGGACGGTCCAGCTCGTACCAGAACTTCACCTTGCCGGAACCCAGGCGGTACTTCAGGCGCGCCTTGATGCGGTAGCCGTGACCACCCTTGAACAGCCGCGCGCCGACGGCGAATTCACGCGGGATCTCGATGGCGCCACCTTGGGCGCGCGCGTCGATGGTTTCCGAATAGGCCAGCTGGGTCTGGCCGTTGTCCAGGCGCTTGTGCGAGCTGAAATTGACTTCCGTCTTCGCCTGCAGGGTCAGCGCCACCGCCAGCAGCGTGTCGCCGGTAGGCAGGCCTTCGCCCGGCACCACGTCGGCGATGTTGTCTTCGAGGAAAATGGCAAACTCTTCCTGCTCTTTCAGCTTCTTGTCGTGCGTCAGCCAGATGGTGGCCTCGCGGCTCAGCTCGGCCTTGTAGGTGACGCGGAAGTCACGCCAGCCCGGCTGCTCATGGTCGGCCAGATGGCGGTGATCGTTGAGCACGGCAGTAAGGGTGCGGGTGTCCAGGTCGGCATAGATGTAGCAGTCACTGGCGGCGCCCTGCACGCCCACAAACGTCAGGAAACTGTCCAGGTCGCCCAGGTGGACCGTGCCAGCCTTGCGGTTTGGAGTCGCCTGCACTTTTTCCAGCGCAGCGGTGACATCCTTCAACTCGAAACCTTCCGGCACCAGGATATAGCTCGCGTCGCCGACGTTCCGCACGGCGCTGGCGGCCGCCGTCAGCGCGCCCAGCTTGTCGATCACCGACGAATCGATATGCAGATGCTCGACGGCTGGAGCGGATGTCGGCGCAGCGTCAGCGCCCGAGGTAGTGTTGTGGTTCATTTGGCGACTTCCTTAAAGGTGGATGGGGTTGGAGCTGGAGCTTCGCGCAGCTCCAGGCTTCCTTGTTTCGGGTGATTGCGCGAGAGATCGTTGTCTTCGGTGAGCCAGTAAAAGTCGTCGCCGCGCTCGGGTTTTGGCAAGGTCAGCTTGACCTCGTCCGAAATCGTGACCTTGTCGACATCCTGGCCACGGCCGGCGGGCTTGATCTTGATGCTCAGGCTCAGGGCGCCGCCCTTGCCGGTTTCCTTGACCTTGGCCAGCAGCTCGCCGAGCATGCTGGACAGTTCCGAATGAGCGCGGCCGTCGCGCAGGTCTTGCAAGAACACGGCGAATGCTTTCTGTGCCATGAGATGGTCTTTCATAAAAATTACTGCTGTTGATGGGTCAGTCGTTGTCGTTCGCTTGCATTTTTTTCGGGTCGAACCGGTCACGGCGCTTCATGTGGCGGCGCGCCGTGACGTACAACACCAATTTCAGGCTGGGAACCTTGAGCATGTCGTCGAGTGACCAGGTGCTGCGCAGCAGGCTGTGAGCAATCTGCAGCGCTGCCCGGTCCGGCTCGACGCGCGCCATGTCATGCCACCTGCACGAACACGCTGCAGGCGCCGTACCGCGTCTGCGCGTTCATCACGGCCGTGCTGCTGTCAATGGCCGTCTCGTTGTAAGTCGCTGGCGCCAGGCCATCACGGCGCACGGTGACGATGAAGGCGATCATTTCGCGCCACCGGCGGCGGGCTGCAAAAGCGAAAACACCACCTCCGCACCGATCGCGTCGTACTGCTCCAGCGATCCGGACAGCATCGCGATGAACGCATGCGCCCGCGCCTCCACATCGCCCGATTCTTTGACGCGCGCATCGACGGCGCACTGGCGGATCATGTCGAGCAAGGCCCTGGAGCTCATGCGGCACCAATATCGTCGAGCAGCCGGCGCATCAGGCTGATGGTTTCTGGCGACACGGCGCCGGTCTGCTCGTAATCCATACTCGCCAGGCGCAGCGCGCCGGTGGTCTCGGCCGAAAACGCCATGCGCGCCGCAGCGGTCCGGGCGCTGCCCAGGCCACGCTGCACCACCGACACCAGCGCGATGCGCTCGCCGCGGCCATTGGTCACGCTGAATGTTGGCCCGACGGCCAGGCGCAGCCGCCGATCCGACATGACCATGGCCACGCGACGGACCGTCAGCGACGCGCCGGCCGGGGTGCTAGTGAGAGCATCAGGAGCAATATTTGCGAGCGACATGGCGGTTCTCAGGTTGAAATTGATAAAGGATTAAATTGGTAATCTGCGGACGGCGCGGGCGCGGCCCTCGTACGAGCGGGTGAGGCTGCTCTGGGTGCCATCGAGAAAATACTGATCCCACGCGGTAGAGGGGCCGGCCTGCTCCGAAGACCAGTACCAGTCGCGCTGGAAGTGGTCTTTCAGGTTGCCAAACAAGACGGCCTGCTCGGCACGGGTCGGCAGCGAGCCGCCGACGGATTCGGCCCAGATGCAAGCCGTATCCCAGATCACGCCGTCGACCTCGCCATCGATCAGCAGCAGGTGCTGGTCAGGCGCGCCGTTGACGCCACGCACGACGCCTGCATACACACCTTCGGCAAAAGCAGCGCCGATAGCGATGGGGTAGAAGCCGGGCGCGAAAGTTGGCAGAGCACGGGAAGTTGCGCCGACGGCGGTGGCCGTGGCGATACTGGCGGTGGTAGGTGCAACGTGTTCGATGGCGCTTTCTTGATTCATCTGGTTCTCCCTAGTTGTGATGTGGTTGTTGGGTAAGGTGAGCCTGTTCAGGCTGATTCCAACGCAAATAAGAATAGCAGTGCTTCATAACTAATGCAATAGCATTGCTCTATTTATCTGCTACAATTCACTCGCACCAATTTTTGGGCCAAAAAATACCCGCACTGGGCGGGTTCAGGAGAGTGTGATGGAAAATTATCTGGACGATATCCGCAAGTCAATCCCGCATTTGGAGGGAGGCAAGCTTGTCACGGTAGCGTTGGAGAAGGGAATGGATGTGATCGGCCACTTCGCTATCTATGATGAAAATGGCAAGTGCGTCGGCAAGCAAAAAATGAGCGCGCACCGAAGCAGCGACATTCAAACGATCTCACCTACACGAGTAGCCGAGATCTATGGCCGTGTTTTAACTGGCACATCCACGATTGAAGATAAGGCCACTATTGAGCAAATCCAGGCAATACTGTCAGAATCTCAGTTGCCTAGAGATGCAGATGATTAGACTGCATTTAAATTTATACTATGCAGGGATAATTTGATCAGGGAAAAGTGTTTTAGCGAATCGACCATTCAAGTTGCGTATCTCTGCAACCCTTTTTTGGAGATCCTCTACAGTCACTGTTTTCTGATCGATCTTTTTGCTGTAGAGTTTAGAGGTCAAAACCACTTCACCGCTAGTCTCTTTAGCTCCCCACAAACCATGCACTAAAATATTTCGAAATTTGTTTATTGCCCGCGCCTCACTCAACAAATTTTGAGCTTGCAACTTCATATCCACAGATAGTGAGGATTTCTCTACAACCCCGGCAGTAATGTCGATGCGTTGGTCGTTACTGTGAACGCTGGCGCAGATGACGTACGCTGCCTCGAGGTTGCCCCCAAGACCAATACCCAGAACTTGAATCACCGAGTGCTCCAGCGTTGCGTATTCACATAATAAAACACCTATCCAAGATGACTCATTCGGGTGGCGCTCCATGGCCCCAAAATAGAGATCATCGCCTTGACTTTGCTGTGTACTATCAATCATTTTAGTCTTCAGTTTCGGCATAAGGGCGTGCCGTTGCGCCTTCCCCTCGCCGTAATGGGCGGGATTATTCTTTTCATTCGATCATTCGGTCTCACCTACCGCGTTCCACCGACTAACAACCGCCAATGCCCGAACATATTGCTCAGCTGTTGGCTTTGGAGGTGCGACCTCATACTCGTATGCAATGCGACGCAGCTCGGCCAAATCGCTCGTTATCGTTTTCATGTGGGAATCAAGCGCCTCCAAAAACTCGATGCGATCCGCATTTTGGTGACGGATCAGTATGGATATATCTTGCAAGCGGCCCTCACTAGCCGTAAGCGATCCATAGATTATAAAAAGGGAAACTAGAGCGACGATACCAAAAAACCATTCCATAATCACAATCCTCTCGATTCACTCATATCAAAACATCTCAGTCAGGCCGGAACGCAGCTTTTGGAATGTGTCCTGACACCAAGTGCATCTTGTCGATTTCCTCGAAATCCAGAATAATATTTGGGAAATCCTTGTTTACCGACTCGAAACACGCCTGTCCATCGCGACACCAAAGCAAGCGCTTGATCATTCGGCGGCCATCCCTAAGTATCACGATCGCCTCGTCGTTGGACTGCACCTCGACACTTGGGTCAACGCCAACTATCTCACCAGGCAGGTAGCGTGGGCTCATGCTTTCGCCGCGAATGCGCAGCGCGTAGGCGTCCGGCGAACTGGCGTACCACATCATGTGACCGTCGCTGTATCCATAGTCATCGATGCTGATTGTACCGTCGGGGCCTGCCTGGACGCGGCCGACGATAGGAATGCCCTTGATCTGGCCAGTGATCGTTGGTGCATCCTCGACATCATCGCGGATTGACTGTCGTCGCTCAGAAGGCGCTGTGTGGCTGGCAGCAATAATGGCTTCTTCTGCCAGCCTTGGGCTAATCTCCTCAAGCGAGCAGCCGAATCCCCTGGCATATACAAGTGCCGCGTCTAAGCTGATGGGCCGAAGTCCGTTGATGTGCTGATAAATCATTGACTGACCACCTCTGAGCTTGTGTTCACGCACAAAGGCAGCCCGATTCACCGTGGAAAAACGGCCTTTTAGCCGTTCCGCTTCTTGCTCTGTTGTCCAAATCTTCATATAGCAATGCTATTTCAATTTTTCAGTAGCATGGCTTGCCTAAATACTGTAGCAATGCTATGCTTTATTTATGAAAAGCACACCACAAACAGAAGTTGCGCGCGCCTGCGGAATTGTTGGGAGCCAAGCCGCTCTGGCAAAAATACTCTGCGTTAGCCCTGCGGTTGTAAATCAATGGATCAAAGGTATTCGTCCTATCCCGGACAAGCAATGTCCAAAGATAGAGATCGCGACGAGCGGCGCAGTCCGTTGCGAAACTCTATGCCCAGACTTCGATTGGGCATACTTGCGCGCCAGTCAATCGAAAGAGCGTGAGTCGCCACGCCGCGCCACCGACCCTGTGCCAGATCCCGGCCACGCCGGCCGCCAGCCCCCCTCCCCCAGCAACATCCTGGACACCGTCCCACGCCACAGCGTGGTGCTGCCCGCCCTCCCGCCCTCCACCGAAGCAAAGGAAAAACCATGACTGCCATCCACGCGCGCTGGCGCACTCTCCCCGTCCACCTGGTCGCCAAGCTGTTCGGCGTGCTGGTCAAGGTCGAAGGCCGCCCGTACGGCTCGAACCGCACGCAGCTTGCCGCCCCACCGCGCCCGGAAACGATCGCGGGCGGCCAAGTCGGGTACCAGTTCGGCCTCAGTGCCGCCAGCAACTCGCCGCCGCCTGATCGCGACCGTGACGCACTGGTGATGCTGCTGACGCAAGTCATCACGAATTCCAGTGCCACTGCTGGGCTCGGCCTGACGGCCACTGCCGAATCCAGCGCCGTGGCCTTCCGCGCCGGTCTGGCCGCTTTCAGAGAAACACGGGAGCCGGTGACCGGCGACAGCGCCGCCACAGCACGCGCATCCTCGATGCCGAAATCCATGGCTGAAAAAATCGCCACCCTTGGTCCGCACATGGACAAGGCGGTTGAAATCGAAATGAAATCTCGCGAGCGACTCCGGCAAATGAGCCCCTAATCCGCCTCGCCTATCCGAACAGGATCTGCCAACGCTGCTTTGAAGGTATCCAGATGCTCATTCGCCAAGTGCGTATGAATTCTTTCACTTGGTGGCGAGAGGGCCAACGACTGTTTCTCGACCAATTCGAGCACTGCGCTGACAGCATCAGCTTGGAGCTTCGGCAAGGATAGGCAAATGGCGTGCAGCACTTGGTGATAGGCCGCCAGGCGCCCCTCGATTTCATAAAGTTGTTCTCGCAATTGTTTTTCCATGGGAGTTCCCGTTGCAGTGAATTGATGTGTGGAAACAGCAATTTATCACATTGGCAACTCCCGTCCATTTGTAGCACCAGTACCCCTGAAATCCAGAACCACTTTTACAAGGAACCCCAATGAGCACCACCCGCACCAAGCTATTGAAAACCTACCTCTCGCCGGAAGAGGAGGACACCGTCCTGCAGGCCTGCGCCGCCGCTGGCGTCACGCGCAGCACCCAGGCCCGCCGCACCCTGCTGCATTGGGCGCGCCAGCAACACCATGGTAAGCGCCAGATCGGCTACCGCGAAGGGCCCAACGGCACACTGCGCAGGGCCCAGTCGCTGCCATGCCGCGCGAATTTTGGCATCACGCCCAACGTCCTCTACCAGGTGAATGGCATTGAGGCAGAAACGAGAGGGAAGTATGGGGAAAAAGGTCACGCTTGAAGACAAGGTGCTGCGCGCCGCATGCGTCTGGCGCCTGGCTGACCGGGCCGACATCGTGGCCAGGGCCGGCCTGGATGCCCCCAGCAAGGCGCGCGCCGGCGACAGGCTGTATCGCGAGACAAACCGCCTGCGCGATGCGGCTGACGAGATCCTGAAGGCTTCAAAAAATTAACGGGCAGTCGCCCACCGAGCCGGGCGACACATCGAAAGCAAACTATGAACGATCAAGAGATCGAGCAGCAAATCCAGGCCAAGGGCAAGACCGCACCGCGCATCACGCCGGCCGATATCCAGGCGGCCATCGCGCAAACGCACTATTTCACAGCTGCCGATGGCGTGCGTGGCGCCGCCGTCGCTGACGGCGTCGACGATGGCTCGACGCCACCGCTGCAGTTGCTGACGTTCTGCGTTTTGGTGTTGCGCAACGGCTTCACCGTCACCGGCGAAAGTGCCTGCGCCAGCCCGGAAAACTTCGACCCCGAGATCGGCCAGCAGGTGGCGCGCAAGAACGCTGAAGAAAAGATCTGGGCGCTCGAAGGCTACGCGCTCAAGCAGCGCCTGCACGACGCTAGCGAAGGATGATCATGCGCCACATCGGAACCAAAATTGTCATCGCGCTGGCAATGACGCGCGCGGCCTACAACGAATATCGCGGCTGGTCGCTGCCCGCCAACGAGGACGGCAACGACGACGGCTACCTGGTCGAATATACGGATGGCGGCAAGCCGAACGTCGCCGGCCATGCTGGCTACGTCAGCTGGTCGCCGAAGGAGCAGTTCGACGCCGCCTATCGCGAAACGAACGGCATGCCGTTCGGCCTAGCGGTCGAGGCGTTGAAAAAAGGCGCCAGGGTGGCGCGCGCGGGCTGGAACGGCAAGGGCATGTTTGTCTACCTGGTACCGGCCGCAAGCTACCCAGCGGCGACGCAAGTGGCCAAAGACCATTTTGGCGCCGACGGCATGGTGCCGTACAACGCCTACATGGCCATCAAGAATGTCGACGGCACCGTCAGCACATGGGCGCCCAGCGGCAGTGAAGCGCTGGCCGATGACTGGGCGATGGTCTAGGCCGATCGAGCGAATAGCCCCGACGAAAAAAAGCCCGCGGTCAAGGCGGGCTTCCTAAAACAACTAATTTTCCGAAAGAAAAATCATGGCATCGATTGTACAACACCAGCATAGCAATGCCCCCACGCTGGCATTTGCGGCGCATCAAGCCGCTGCCAAGCCGGCGCGCAAACCACGCCCTGTCGACCTGCTGCGCGTCGAGCAGATCGTCGCCGCGGTGCGCAAGTTCGGTGCGATATCGATCAAGGACCTGGTCATCGAGCTGCGCCTGTCCGACGAAACGATCCGGCGCCACTTGGTCAACTTGGTGGCCGCCGCGCGCGTGGTGATGCTGGAGGAAAGCCGCTGGGGCTCTGGCGCCCTGTACGGCCCGGTCGACCTGGACGAGCAGGCGGAATTCGACCTGTACCGCACGCGCACCAGCAGCTGGCCGCGCGGCCAGTATGGCCGTGACCCACTGGTGGCGGCATTGTTTGGTGAAGTACCGACAGGAGGGGTGGCGTAATGGCTGGCGAATGGCTCAAGCTGGAATGCTCCACGCCGGAAAAGCTGGAAGTGTTTTCGATCACTACCAGCATGGGCTGGAGCGACCCCGATCTAACGGTGGGCAAGCTGTTTCGCGTCTGGCGCTGGTTCGACCAGCAAACGATAGACGGTAACGCCAAGGGCGTTACTTGCGCGTTACTCGATAACATTTCGGGCGCCTCCGGCTTTGCGCAAGCGATGCTCGATGCAGGCTGGCTGTTCAAAACCGAGGACGGTGTCGCGCTGCCAAACTTTGATCGACACAACGGCGCAACGGCAAAAAGCCGTGCTCAGACCGCCAAACGGGTGGCGAATTATCGATCTGACGCCCCGAGTAACGCTGCATGTAACGCTGAAAACGTTACGCCAGCGTTAGCTAGAGAAGAGAAGAAAAGAGAAGAGAAGAAGTTAACTACAAAAGCAAAGTCAAGAGCAGAGGCAAACGCACCCGCGTCGCGGTTGCCTGCGGACTGGTCGCCAACGGATGCCGATACCGCGTTCTGCAAAACCGAGCGTCCCGACTTGCCCGTCGAGACCACTGCTCAACGCTTTCGCGACTACTGGATCGCCCAGCCCGGCGCCAAGGGCCGCAAAGCCGACTGGGCGGCAACTTGGCGCAACTGGGTGCGCAATGAGCGTGGCGCGCCAAGCGCTGGTGGCGGGCGCCCGCCGAAGTTCGATCCGACCGCGCACGTGAACCGCAATCGTCCGACACCCGGGAGCCCGGCATGAACGCGCTGACCGGCATGGCCGGGGGCGAGCTTGCCGAGCCAACCACTCGGCCTTATTCGAAGTGGTTCGACCCGCATCCACGCCTCGGCATTTCGATGATCGACCACCTGTACAACCGGCTCGACGGCGCCTACCCGCACTGGTGGAGCGCCAATTTCGCCAGCCAGCAGGCGATCGACAACTGGGCCGAGTCGTGGGTCGAGGCGTTCGAAGATGAGGGCATCACGCCGGAAGATGTCGCGGTCGGCCTGCGAACCTGCCGTGTGCGCTACCAAAAACCGCCATCCTGCGCCGAGTTCATCCAGGCCTGCAAACCGTCTGCCGATCCAGTGCCTGCCTACCACGAGGCAGTCGAGGGAATCCAGGCGCGCCGCAAGGGCGAGCTGGGCGCCTGGTCGCATCCGGCGATCTACTGGGCCGCGATGCTGCTGGCGCGCGACCTGATGACGCAATCCTACGGCCAGGTCAAGGATCGCTGGGCCGCGGCGCTGAAAGCGCAGCTGGCGCGCAATGAGTGGGCTGACATTCCACCACCAGCACCGGCGCTGCCAGCGCCCGGCCAGGCCAACCTGTCGAAAGAAGACGCCGCGCGCATGCTGCGCGAGCTCGACGCCCTGGGCATGAACAAAGCCGCCAAGCCGGGCGAGTTCGACCATCTGCGCTGGGCGCGCCGGATCATGCAGCGTGTCGATGCTGGCGACAAGTCGCTCTACGCCTTGCAGATCGCCAATGCCAAGGAAGTACTCGGCCTGACGTAGCGACGCCATGAACAATTTTTTTTAGTCCCAAGAGGAAGCAGCACGATGAAATCACCCAACCAACCCGCCTGGTGGCGCCCATGACCTTCGCCCTCTTCAAAGTAAAAAAAATCTGGCACTACCGCTTCCAGGTGGCCGGCAACCGCGTGCAGCGCAGCACGCGCGAGCGCGCCAAGGCCCGGGCCGAAGCCGTGGCCACCCGCGCCTACGATGAAGAGGTGGTGCGCACCAACGGCGGCAAGCCGGTACCGACATTGCGCGCGCTGTTCGCCGAGTGGCTACTGGTGCGCGGCCCGGTGTCGAGCCCGGCCCACGTGCGCAGCGTCGACACCTGCCTGCGCCTGCACCTGTACGAGCTGGGTGACTTGCCAGTGAGCGAGATCACCGCACGCCACATCGAGCTGGCGCGCAACGAACATCTGTCCACACGCGAACCGGCCACGGCCAACCACTGGCTGCGCGTGATGCGGCTGGTGACGAATTGGGCCGTGGCGCAGGGAATGCTGGTGCGCCGGCCTTGGAATGTTGCCATGCTCAGCACGCAAAAGCGCGTGCGCAAGATCCTGCCGCTCGACGTGGCCATGCAGTGGCTTGAAGCCATCGACGACGCAGGGCGCCGCTCGCTCGCCGTCAGCACCGCTATCCGCTTCATGTTTGGCCTGGGCCTGCGCGAGAGCGAGGCCGCCAGCGCTCGGTGGGAATGGATCGACTGGGAGCGCCGCACCTACACCCCCGGCATCACCAAGGGCAAGGAGGCCGAGCCGGTCCCGATGCCCGCGTGGCTGGTCGACTACCTGCAACCCCGGCGCCAGGCAGAAGGCCTGATCACTGCGCGCAAGGACGGCAGCCAGCAGCCGCCCGGCTTCGCGCGCCGCCCGATCGCTACCGCCAACGCCCACTGCAAAACCAAAGGCATTACCCCGCACCGTTTGCGCGGCAGCTTTGCCACCCTCCTCTCGGAATCCGGCGTGCCGATCCAGACCATCCAGAAGGTCATGCGTCACAAGAACCCCAGCACGACCATGGCCTACCTCGAAAAGAACCTCGACATCGCCGTGCAAGCCCAGGGCCGCATGGCCGAAAAAATGGGATTCACTCCACGGCGAAAAACTGGCGAAGACCAGCCCGGCAAACCGCATGAATCCTGAATAGCACGATTATCGGTAGTCATCGGTACAAAGCCAGCGCACCGGCCAATAACAATAGACAAAATAGCAACTAAAAGCACGCAAAAATAGGGATTTTCGATGCGACAAGAACACTACGACAGCGTTAAAACCATGTTGGATCGTTGGGCCGAGAGCATGAGTATCGGCGGCGCCGTCGGAGAAGGCGCGCGGCGTGAATGCCTGGGCGCGCCGGACGCACGCATTCACTCGATTGAGGATATCGAGGTGGAGGTGGACAAGCTCATAGTGCGCGCCGTCGATTCGGCAGTATGGGAACTGCCCGTTTTGCAGCGCACAGCGGTGCTTTCGCACTATGGAATCAACACGTTTCACGCCTGGCGCGCCGACTTCGAAACCGTGTTCGACCTGGCCATTGAATCGTTGTTCGCCAGCTTGAAAAGCCGCGTCATATGCTGAAACTGTTGCGTTAGCGAAAAAAGCCGCGTATATTTCGACCTGTCGGGGCTTCGTGCGCCCGAAAATAAGCCCGCTACCAGAAATGGTCGCGGGCTTTTTGCATTCTGCGCGTGATTTTTCATAGGAGAACTGGTCATGGGTCGCAAATCGTCGCTGACCGATGACCAGTGGGTGGAGATCGAGCGCCGCCACCTGGTCGACGGTATTTCGATTAACGCGCTGGCGCAGGAGTTCGGCGTCAACGAATCGTCATTACGCCGAAGAATAAAGCCGAATAAAGCCGAACCGAAAAAAGCGGCGAAATCGTTGCAGGCTCTAGCTGAAATGAAGGTTGAGGTCGATGCGAAGGCAAAGCATTTTGCCGAACAGCTCGGCGCATTGCCGTTTGCCAAGCAGCAGATCGTTTCGGACCTGGCGCGCAAGCTGACGAACACCAGCGAGCACATGGCGTCGGCCGCCGAAATCAGCGCCGCATCGTCGCACCGCTTGTCAAGGATGGCGAATCAGCAGCTCGAGCTGGTCGATGAAGTTGACCCGATGAAGACAAGGGCACAGCTCGAATCGTTCGCGGCGCTGCAGAAGCTGGCGAACATTTCGGGCGAGATGCCCGGGCGCCTGGCTGCCCTGAGCCGTGGCCAGCCGCCTGAAGCGCCGCCATCGCAAGAAGAGGTTGATCAAGAGCTGGCCCTGTTGCTGGGCAGTGGCGGTGGCTGAAATCGATCTGTCTGGCATCAACATCGCCAGACTGAACCCGGATCAGCGCCGGCGCGCGCTGGAACTGTTGAGGCTGAAGCGTCGCTACGCCAGCGAGAACAAGCTTGCCACTTACTGCGCATATGCCAAGCAGGCCGAATTTCACGCCGCAGGCAAAACGTTTCGCGAGCGCCTGCTGATCGCCGGTAACCAGCTGGGCAAGACCTGGTCGGCTGGCTTTGAAAGCGCGATGCACTTGACCGGCCGCTACCCGAACAACTGGCCGGGCCGCGTATTCGCAAAGCCGGTTGTCGGCTGGGCCGCAGGGGTCACCAGTGAGGCCACGCGCGACACGGTGCAGCGCGTCATGTGCGGCCGTATCAACGCCATCGGCACCGGCTCGATACCGAAGGACGCGATCAAGTCCAAGTCGCTCAAGCGCGGCGTGGCCGATGCCATCGATACCGTGGTGGTGCGTTTCGGCGGTGGTGGCGATGTGCAGGCCGGTGAAAGCCTGATCGGCTTCAAGTCGTATGACCAGGGCCGCGAGAAGTTCCAGGGCGAGACGCTGGACTTCTTCTGGCCTGATGAGGAACCACCAGAGGACATTTACATGGAAGGTCTGACGCGCACCAATGCCACCAACGGCATGCTGTTGATGACCTTCACGCCGCTGCAAGGCATGTCGTCGGTCGTCAAGCGGTTTCTGATCGATAAATCACCAGGGACGCACGTGACCACCATGACCATCCACGACGCCGAGCATTACACGCCCGAGCAGCGGCAGGCGATTATTGCCAGCTACCCGGCACACGAGCGTGACGCGCGCACCAAGGGCGTGCCATCGCTTGGTTCGGGGCGCATCTACGCCATCGATGAGGAAGCGATCAAGGTGCCGCAGTTCGAGATTCCAGCCCACTGGGTACAGCTGGGCGGCATCGACTTTGGCTGGGACCACCCGAGTGGTGCCGTGCGGCTCGCATGGGATCGGGACGAGGATGTGATCTATGTCACTGCCGCGCATCGCCAGCGCGAGCAAACGCCGTTGATGTTCGCCGGCGCCATCCGGCCATGGGGCGATTGGCTGCCATGGGCCTGGCCGCACGACGGCCTGCAGCACGATAAAGGATCGGGCGAGGCGTTGAAGGAGCAATACGCCGCGCAGGGCCTGCTGATGCTGAAGGACAAGGCCACTCACCCGCCAGCAGACGGCGAAGAGGAAGGCACTGGCGGCAACGGCGTTGAGGCGGGCGTCATCGAAATATTGGATCGGATGATGACCGGCCGCTTCAAGGTCTTTTCGCACCTCAACGACTGGTTTGAAGAGTTCCGCATGTACCACCGCAAGGACGGCAAGATCATCAAGCTGGACGACGACTTGCTGTCGGCCACGCGCTACGCCTACATGATGCGCCGCTTCGCCGTCGTGAAAGGCGGCCCGAAGCGCGCCATGTACGATTTTTCAAACTCAGCAGCATCAGGAGCAAGGGTAATTTAATGGACGAATTTCAGGAAGCGCAGGAGCTGTACGAGGACGCGATGAACGCGACTCGCGAGCAGCGGCTACAGATTGAGGAAGACCTGCGCTTTTCCGACCCGTCGAACCCGCAGCAATGGGACGAAGCCCTCAAGCGGGCGCGTGAGCTCGACCCTGGTGGCGCGCGGCCGTGCCTGGTGATGGACCACGTCGGCCAGTACGTCGCCAACGTGGCCGGCCAGGTCACCAAGTCGCCGCCGGCCATCCACACGGTGCCGGTCGGCTCTGGCGCGGACGTGAAAGTGTCCGAACAGCTCGACGGCATGCTGCGCCACATCGAATACGCCAGCCGTGCCCAGGCCGCCTACGGCATTGCGCTGACCTCGGCGGCCCGCACTGGCGTCGGCTACCTGGTAGTGCGCCCTGAATACGTCGACCGCGCGCTCGGCTATCAGGAGCCACGCATCAGTGCCATCGCTGACCCTCTGCGCGTGGTGTTCGATCCATGGAGCGTGGAGCTCGACGGTAGCGATGCCACCTTCGGCTACCTGCTGACCGCCGTGAGCCAGCGCGAGTTCGAGCGCAAGTATGGTGCCAAGGCCGAGAAAAAGAGCTTCGGCGCCGAGCGGCAGTCGTGCGGCGAAGGCGAGCGCCAGTCGATCATCGTCGCCGAGCAGTGGTACAAGGAAGAGAAAACGCGGCGCGTCAGCATCTGGACCGGCACCGATGGCGAAGACCAGGCGGGCAGCGAGGACGAATACTGGGCCGCGTGCAAGGCCGCTGGCGTGCAACTACCCCTGCAGCGCGTGTACAAGGACAAATACGAGTGCGTGAAATGGCGCACCATGTCGGGCGCCGGTATCCTGGAGACGCCGAAGAACAAGGACGACAGCGAGGGCCTGTACCCGGCCGATTCCATCGGCATCGTGCCGGTGTACGGCTACTGGGGTGTCGAGAATGGCGTCATGCGCTACTGCGGTATCCCGCGCCGCGCCATGAACCCGCAACGGGCCTACAACTACCACAAGAGCGAGCAGCTGGCGTACATGGGCAGCGCGCCAAAAGCACCATGGGTGGCATCCCGGCGCGCCATTGCTGGCCTTGAGCGCCTTTGGGATCGCGCCTCGCTCGACGCGCGCGCCTATCTGCCTTACAACGATGTCGACGATAAGGGCCAGCCCGTTGCTGCGCCAACAAGGCCGAATGTCTCGGTCAACCTGCAAAACCACGTTGTGGGCGCTGCGGAGGCGCTGCACGACCTAGAGGCCTCCATCGGCATGTACCAGGCCAACCTGGGCGCGCCGAGCAATGAGTCGTCCGGCGTAGCCATTGATGCGCGCAAGCAGCAAGGCGAGGCGTCGACAAGCCATTTCCCGCAGCAGCTGGCATTTTCGCTGGGCCAGGTGGGCCGTCTGGCTGTGCGGATGGCCGCCAAACTGATTGACACCAAACGGCAGCAGCGCATCATGGGCATCGACGCGAAGCCGGGCACGATCACCATCGACCCGGAGCAGAAGGAGGCGATGCAGGAGACCGACGAGGGCATCGTCATCAACCCGAATGTCGGCGACTATGACGTGCGCGTGGTAGTCGGCAGTTCGTTTTCGACACAGCGCAGCCAGGCGCAGACCGCCCTGGGCGAGGTAATGCGCACCAATCCGGACCTGACGCCCGCGATCGCGCCGCTGTGGGCGCGCAACCTGGACATCCCGCACGCCGACAAGCTGGCCCAGGTGTTGACCGCCATGGCGCCGGCTGCTGTTCAGGCCATCCTCGATCCTGAAACCAACAAGGCACCGAAGCCCGAGCAGCTGATGCAGCAGATGAAGCAGATGGAAGAATCGCTGAAGGAGGCCTTGAAGCACGCGCACGACGCGCAGGCCGAGGCCGACGAAGCCATGGTGCAGGTGCACAACAAGCGCGAGGAAAACGAGGCCAAGGAGCGCGAACTGAATATCAAGGCCTACGACGCGGAAACGAAGCGCCTGCAGCTGACGAGCGCCGCCATGACCCCGGAACAGATCCGGCTGATGGTGGCGCAAACCGTCGAGGCCATGCTCAGCAATCCGACGCCGCTGCCATCTGAACAGCCCGAGACGACCGAGCCGGGCGCCATGCAGCCCGAACATCAGGAACAGATGGAGCAGGTGCAGCAGCCAGAGCAAGACCCGAATGACCCCGGCCAGATGGAGGCGCAAGCGCCGCCCGGCCTGCTTGATCCGCAAGACCCTGCCGCGATGCAGACCCTACCGAACCCGCCAAGTGCGGGTTTTTCTTTGCCCGAACCACAACCAGGAGCATGACCTTGACCACTGAAAACGCATTGCCACAAGGCGGCGACGCCGCGGCGGGCGCCAATAACAACGATCACACCGGCGCCGAACACGATCACCACCAGGACGACGCTGGCAATGCCGCCAACACGACCGGCGCCGAGGGTGGCGAAGAAGGTGGCGCGGCTGGTGATCCGCCAAAGAAGGAAAAGACCTTCGAGCAGCGTGAAATTGAGCGCCTGCGCCGTCGTGTCGACAACCTGACACGCAAAAAGCACGAACTGATGGCGGCCGTACAGCCATCGCAGCAGCAACAACCCGCCGACGAGAACGACGACGAGCCCGTATCGATGACCCGTGCCGAAATGAAGCGTCACATCGCAGAGCAAGCCAAGCAGCTTGCACCAGCGTTGACGCAGCAGCAGGCCGTGGCCGATCGCCGCCAGGGCATCGTTGCCTCGCTGGCGAAGGAATGGGGTGCCGAGAGGTTCGACACCCTGGCTTCCGATCTGGACGATGTGTTTGGCGGTTTGGCAGATCGCAGCGGCGCGCCCAAGCCCGCCACTGATGCGATCTTCGAATCGGACAACCCGAAAGGCCTGATCGAGTACCTCACCGACCCGGACAACGTCGAAGAAGCCGAACGCATCGCAACCATGTCGCCTACCCAGGCCGGCCGCGCGATCGCCCGCATCGAAGACAAGATCGCCGTCGCCGGCAAGGCGGGCAAGCCCAAGCCCAGCAACGCGGCAGCACCGCTGGAAGCGCCACGCAACAACGCCGGCAAGACCAGCAGCATGCCCGACCCATCCAACACCAAAGCCTACATCGCCTGGGCCAACGCCCAGGAACAGGCAAAACGCTAATAGGAGCCACTCATGGCAAACGCACTCGTCACCTCGCAGATCATCACCAACGAAGTGTTGCGCATTGCGCACAACTCGTCCGCCTTCCTTGGCAACACCAACACGGATTACAAGGATGCCTGGGAAAAGGATCTGAAGCCCGGCCAGAAAATCAGCGCCCGCGCGCCGGTCCAGTTCATGCATCGCGACGGCGAAACTGCTGCTGTGCAGGACATCACTGAGCATAGCGTTGATGTCACCCTGCAGCCGCTGTTGGGCCTCGACTTCGCCATCGGGTCGACCGAGCTGACCACCTGTGTGGGCAGTAACGGCCAGGTCAGCAAGGCGTTTAAAGACCGCTACCTGAAGCCGGCCGGCCTGAAGCTGGCCGCCCTGCTCGATTACCGCCTGGGCGTGGTGCTCAAAAACGGCACGCACCAGATCGTCGGCACGCCCGGCACGCCGCCAGCAACCTTTGCCGACCTGTTGCAGGCCGGCGTGCCGCTGGACCGCATGAGCGTGCCGCGCGACGGCCAGCGCATGGCGGCCATCGAGCCGGGCGCCAATGCCACCATCGTGGCCGGCCTGTCGGGCCTGTTCAACAACAAGGAAGTGCTGGGCGAGCAGTACAAAACCGGTGTCATCAAGACCGGCGCAGGCCTGGACATCGCCATGTCGCAGAACGTGCCGTCGCACACGGTCGGCCCGCTGGGCGGCGCGCCACTGGTCAACGGCGCCAACCAGGGCATTATCAACGCGGGCGCCACGGATAATCCCTATGCGGCGACCACGTCGCTCGCCACCGACGCCTGGACCGCTGCAGCCGCTTTGCGCTTGAATGCTGGCGACACCTTCACCATCGCAAACGTCTTTTCTGTCAACCCTGAAACGAAGGCCTCCACGGGCGTGCTGCAGTCCTTCCTGGTCACCGCCGCCGTATCGTCCGACGGGGCCGGTAACGCGACCATCATCTGCAGCCCGGCCATCATTGCCGGCGGCGCTTACCAGAACGTGACTGCGCGCCCAGCGGATAACGCAGCGCTGACGATCACCTCGGGCGCCGCCAACACGACCTACACGCAGAACATGGTGTGGCACCGCGACGCCCTGACCTTCGTGTCGCCAAAGCAGGAACTGCCAGGCGGCATGGATATGGCCTACCAGGCCTCGATGGCCGACGAGGGCGGTATTTCCCTGCGCTTTGTGCGCGGCTTCGATATCAAGGAAAACAAGTTCATCAGCCGCTTCGACGTGCTGTGGGGCGCCGCCGTGACGCTGCCGAATTTCTCGGTACGCCGCACCAACTAAGGCGCCCAGGGCCAGCCACGTGCTGGCCTTGCCGCATCCACCCATTCAAACGGAGCACACCATGTACCCCCTCAATATGAAACTGAAGGACGGCATCGGCTTTGCCGTCGCCAACGACGAAGCCGAACACGACACGCTGGCCGCCGCCGGCTACGGCCCTGCCCGCGCTGCTGCCGTTGCTGCCGCACCAGCGACGCAAGCGGATATCGCCGCCAGTGTTCGCGGCCAACTCGATGCTGCCGGCATCAGTTATCCGGACGGCGCCGGCCTGGCCAAGTTGGTGGCATTGCTGCCGAAGGAATAAAAGTGGTCACCGCCCGCACCATCATCAGCCTGGCCCTTGAAGCCATGAACCGGCTGTCACCCGGCGAGACGGTCGACGCTGACCTGGCCGCCGTGTGCCTGCGCCGGCTCAACAGCATCGCTGATGACTGGTCGGTCGGGCGCGCCATGCCGCCGCAACAGCAGATCGTGTCTGGCGCCGTTACGGGCCAGAGCATGACATTGGGCCAAGGCGCGTTCGCCAGCATCCCGGCCGGTACCGAGGTCGCGCAGCTGCAGGCCGACGACTACCCCATGACGCCGATCACCATGGCGCAGTACAACAACATCTATGAAAAGGTCGGCCCGGGCCGCCCGGAACTGTGGGCCTACGACGGCCTGGCCACCATCTACCTGCACCCGGCCGCCAGCGGCAACACCATCAACGCGCTGTCGCGCGCGCCGTTCTCGCAGTTCGCCGACCTGGACACCGTCTACCTGCTGCCCGCCGGCTATCAAGGCGCATTCTCCGCCGCGCTGGCCGTGGCCATGGCGCCAGCGTTGCTGGGCAAGGTCACGAACGACCTGGTGCTGGCCGAGCGCCGCGCCATGTTCCGCATCGAAAATGCCAACGTGAACCCGGCCATGATCAGCGCCAGTCCGCTGACGCCGAACTGCGGCGGCAACATTTTGCAGGGCTGGAACTGATGGCCGGCCGCAACTACGTGGCCGCCATCGGCCCCAGCTACCATCTGGACGACCGCAAGGCGGCCGTGCAGACCGCAATCAACTGCTATCTGGAGCAGGTCGAGGGCCTGGGCGAAACGCGCATCCTCACGCAGGTATCGGCGCCCGGCCTGCTGCAATACCTTGACCTGGGCGCCGAGATTCGCGGCCAGCGCGATGTTGAGGGCCGCTGGTTCGTGGTGGCCGGCAGCACGCTGTACGAAATCGTCGCCGGCGCTGCCGTCAGCCGCGGCACACTGGCGTCGTCCGCTGGCGCCGTTGGCATGGCGCACAACAATACCCAGCTGGTGATCGTGGCCGGTGCTGTCGGGCAGATATTCACGCTGGCCAGCAATACGCTCAGCAGCATCACGTCCGCCGGCTGGCGCGGCTCGTACACCGTCTACTTCATCGACGGCTACATGATTTTCGTTGCCCCCGGCACCGACCAGTTTTATATCACCGCCCTGGACGATGCCAGCAAGCTCGATGCGCTCGATTTCACGTCGGCCGACGCCCAGCCTGACAACATCGTTACCACCCTGGTGCTGCACCGCGAGCTGATCTTGCTGGGGAAGTACACGACCGAGATATGGGTCAATAGCGGTGGCGGCATGTTCCCCTTTGTGCGCTACAACTCGGCACAGATCGATATCGGCTGCGTCGGTAAAGGAGCGGCTGTCGTGGCCACTGAATCAGTGTTCTGGATCGGTCAGACTCGCAACGGTACCGGCATCGTCTACCGCATGGAAGGCCATGCTGCCCGGCGCATCTCGACGCGCGCCATGGAAGAGTTGCTGGCCAAGTCGACCGACCTGTCCGGCGCCACCATGTGGACGTACCAGGTCGAGGGGCACGAGTTCATCGGCATCAACGCCCCAGGCATGAAGACCACGCTGGTCTACGACGCGGCAATGCAGCAATGGCATGAGCGGGCCGAATGGAGCGACGGATGGGCGCCGCTGCGCGCCACCAGCGTGTGCTTCGCCAATGATGCGCAATACGCTGGCGATGCCACCGGGAAGCTGTACAAAATTGACCCGGAAACATACACGCTGGGCAGTGACCCGCTGGTGCGCGAGCGCACTTGGCCGCACCTGGTCAAGGCCAGCATGGAGCCGATCACCTTCGCCGGCATGGAAATGGCTTGCACCACCGGCCACGGCGGCAACGTCACCCTTGAACTGTCGAACAATGGCGGCTTCACCTTCGGTCCCAAGCTGCTGCGCTCGCTGGGCGCCGTCGGCCAGTGGATGCAGAAGGTGCGCTGGATGATGCTGGGTACGGCGCACGACCGCGTGTTCCGTATCCGCTGCTCGGACCCGGTACCGTTCAATATCCACGCGGTGGCCGTCGATGATTAAGGTTCCGCCACCGACCCGCATTGCGATCGGTACCGTTACCGTCAACGGGAAGCAGCTGGAGGTCTACCTGACGACGGAATGGGCGCGCTACTTCGAATCGCTGAACAACCAGTCGAACAGCACGCTGTCCAGCTTCAACAATTTCGCCACCGGCGCCTTCATGGGCCTGCTGGCCGAGGGCGGCGACGGCGCCGATTCGTCGATCTCGCCGCCGGGACCTGCCGGCCCGCCTGGCGGCACCGGCGCCACCGGCCCGGCAGTGATTCTGGGTGATGAGGGGGGCAATGTCGAATTCATCCCCGGGCCTCAAGGCCGCCCTGGCGATCCCGGCCAGCCCGGCCCCGCAATTTTTATGCTGCAAGAGCCAGAAACCAATGACGTGTTCTGGCCCGTCAAATCCAACTGAAAGGTATCCATGGCCTCGAACAGGACATTCCGCTTCGGCCCGATCGCACTGAGCGCAACACTGACCACCAATCTACTCAGTCCGCCAACCGCTACCGGTGGCGTCAACGCCGGCGCATCGCCGCAATACATCGTGCTCAAGCATATCCGTGTGACCAACAAGACGGCCGCCGCCGCCGCATTCTCAATGTTCCTGGGTGCCACCGGCGCGAATGCCGCCGGTACCGAGGTAATCGGCGCCGGCCAGCAGGTGCCGGCCAACCAGTCCTACGACTGGTACGGCATGCTGCGCCTGGATGCTGGCGAGTTCCTGGTGGGCGGCGCCGGCACGGCCAGCGCGCTGACCATCTCCGGTGAAGGCGAGATTGGGGTGGCAGGTTGATGGATACGCAGCATGCCGCCATGGATAACGCTCTCGATGCGATCGAGGCAACGCACACGCCGACCAGAGCGCAGATCCTGGACATCGAGCGCTATATTCTCCAGTGCCCACAGGTCGAAACGCCGATTCGCCACTACTTCTCGCCAGGCATTTATGCGCGCGAAATGTTTATTCCGGCCGGCACGGTGCTGACTGGTGCCGTGCACAAGACCGAGCATATCTCCCTGTTCGTTGGCGATATCACCGTACTGACCGATGGCGGCATGCAGCGCCTGACCGGCCACCATACCTTCGTCAGCAAGCCGGGCGCCAAGCGCGTGGGCTACGCGCATGCCGACACCTGGTGCACGGGCTTCTTCGCGACCGACGAAACCGATATCGCCAAGCTGGAAAACGCCCTTGTCGAGGACGCACATTTGTTGCAGTCAAGCACGCCAGCGATCACCGCAACCCACCCTTTGAAACTGGAGGCCTAAATGTTTGGCATGTCAGCAGCTACCGCTGCAGTAGTAGGCGCCGGCGCGGCCACGCTCGGCGGTGCCCTGATCAACTCGAAGGCGGTCGGCAAAGCGGGTGACCAGCAGGCGCAAGGAACTGCCGACGCGCTGGCGGAAAACCGGCGCCAGTACGACCAAAACCGCGCCGACTATGCGCCGTACCTGGCAACCGGCACCAAAGCCCTCGGCACGTTCGCCAGCGAAAACGACACCCCACTCGACCGGAGCCAGGTGCAACTGGACCCCGGCTACCAGTTTGGCCTGGATCAGGGGCAGCAGGCCATCAACCGCCAGACGGCGGCGGCCGGCGGCCGCATCTCAGGTGCGGCCCTGAAAGCAGCAGCGCAATACGGCACCGACTACGCAACCAGCGGCTACAACACCGCCTACAACCGCGCCAACCAGGCGCGCAGCGATCGCTTGAACCGCCTGGCAGCGCTGGCGCAGATCGGCCAGACCAGCACGCAAAACGTCAGCGCCCTGGGTGAGCAAAACACGGCATCCAACAATGCCCTGACGCGCGCCGCCGCCAACAATGCCGGCGCCGCAACGCTGGCGCAGGGCAATATCTGGGGTAATACGGGTAACCAGATCGCCGCGCTGTATGGCCGCAGCGCAGGCGGTACCGGCGGACAGGGCATCACCGAAGGCGCGACCAACCAGACCGCCAATTTCAATGAATACGGCTACGGCTACTCGCCTTGATTGGAACTGAAATGGCAGACGACAATATTTTCCAGCAGTATCTGAAGGCCCCAAAATCGGTCACGGAATACGCGGCCGACTACGATGCAGCCGATGCGCGAAAACAGGCGCTGCGCCAAAATGCCCTGGAGCTGGCCGCCGGCCAGCAGAAGTACGACGACGGCGTGCAGTCCCGCCAGCGTGCCGACCAGCTGCGCCAGGCGCTGCTGGGCTTGCCGCAAGGCGCCACCGACGACCAGCGCATCCAGGCGATGCGCGGCACGGCCTCGCCGGAAGGCTACGCTGCCGCCGACGCGCTCGACAAGTCGCTGATCGAGCGCCGCAAGGGCATTGCCGCTGCCAGCAAGGACGACGCCGAAACAGCCGTGAAGAAACTGGCGCAGTCGACCGCCCTGCACAATTTCCAGGCGCAAAAGCTGGCCACCGTACAGAGCCCGGCTGATGCGCTGGCCTGGGCGGACGAAAGCAACGCCTTGGGGCTGTTCTCGAAGCCAGGCCAGTACGAACAAGGTATCGCTCGCATCCAGGCTGTCGCCCAAGATCCAAAAGCATTTGCGCAATGGAAGGCTGATGCAATGCGCGGCGGGCAATCGGTCACCGAGCAGTTTCAGCAGCAGCTCGAACAGCTGAAGCAACGGGAGCAGGTGCGCCAGTTCGGTATCACCGATCAGCGCATCAAGTCGGAAGGCGATGCAAATCGTGGCGTGACCATCGCCGGCCAAAACAAGGTGGACGCTCGCGCCCGCGAAGCGGCCAGTCAAGGCCGCATCCCGACGGGATACCGCGCCAACCCTGACGGCTCCCTGGCGCCAATCCCCGGCGGCCCGGCTGACCCGAAAATCGTCAAAGGCAAGCCCACCGAGTTCGAGGGCAAGTCGGCGATCTTCGGCGCCCGCGCCGAGGAAGCGGACAAAATCCTCAGTCAGCTGAAATACAGCCCCGCAGCGGTCAACATAAAACGATCAATGGCAGACACGCCGCTGATTGGCGGCATGCTGGGTACCATGGCCAATAACCGGCTCAGCGATGCTGATCAGCAAGCCGAACAGGCCCAGCGGGACTTTATCAATGCGGTGCTGCGCCAGGAATCTGGTGCCGCGATTGGCGCGTCCGAATTCGACAATGCAGAAAAACAGTATTTCCCGCAACCAGGCGATAGCAAGGCGGTGATTCAGCAAAAGGCCAACGCCCGCAAGATCACCATCCAGGGCCTGAAACGAAACGCCGGTAACTCTGCTTTCACGGCAGGATCGGGCGCCGGCGCAGCCAAGCCATCCCTCAACGATATTTTCAAATAACTTATGGCCACCGTTCAAGAGAAAATCGCCCAGGCAAAAGCCGCCGGCTACAGCGATGCCGACATCGCCAGCCACCTGGCGGCTACGCCCGAATACGGCGAGAAGATCAAGGCCGCGACGAGCGCCGGCTATAAGCCGGAGGAAATCGTCAGCCATCTTGGTGGCGCGCAGCCTGCTGCAGCCGCGCCGGTTGCGGCTCAGGAAAAAGGCGGAGGCTTCCTAGATGGCGTGACGGCCGCCGCCGCCGGCGCCGGGACCAGCACCGGGCGTTTCGTCCTGGGCGCGCAACGCCTGGTGGGCAAAGGGTTGGCCGGGATTGATGGCGGCGCACCAGGCGCGCCGAATTCGTTTGTGGGCCGCGCCGGCAACTGGCTGGTCAAGGACGCCGAGGCTGGCCGCGCGCGCTTAGCCGCCGACATGGCGCCATATAAAGAGAAAAATCCGCTGTCCGCCATGGCGGGCGAAGTGAGCGGCGATATTCTCGCATCGCTCCCTGTGGGGGGTGCCTTGGTGAAAGGCGGCGCCAAACTGATGCAGATGGCAGGCATCACCCAGCAGGCCGGCAAGGTCATTGGCGCGCTGCCTCGCGCCGCGCAGGCCGCCGGCGTGGGCGCTGCCTACGGCGGCGTGATGGGCGCCGCCAACTCTAATGCTGATACTTTCGCCGGATCGCTGGGCGATGCCGCCGCATCGGCCGCGACCAGCGCGGCGTTCGGCGGCCTTTCGTCGCCGGTGGTGAGCGGCCTGGGCGCCATTGCGCGCAACGTCAAGGGCCGGGTTTCGGAAACAGCAGCAGCCGAGTACGCCAAACAAAAAGTAGCTCAAGCCTTTGCGCGCGATGCCACTGGCGATTTGTACACCGGCGGTGTGTTGAACCCGCTGTCGCAGATCGCGAACCGGTTCAGCAAGCTCGGGCCTGAGGGTCGAATCGTCGATGCCGGGAGCTCCAATACCCAACAGTTACTCGACACGATGGCAATTCTCCCAGGTAGAACAAAGGAGGCCGTTAAAGTGGCCCAGCGTCAGCGCATGGCGACCGAGGGAGATCGTTTGCGCACTTCGGCCGAAGGCGCACTTGACACTGCGGGCCAGCGCCTACCCACGACGGTCGATTCACTGATTGCTCGCCGGACATTGGATTCCGCTCCGCTTTATGCTGAGCTGCGCCGCACCGACATCGTCCCGTCGCAGTCGCTGAAGGACCTCATGAAGAACGCCGATGAACTCGGCGTGACCAAGTTGGGCAAGGAAATCGCCACGGCACGTCAATTGCCATTCACGATCGATACTTCGCCCGCCAAGTGGAATATGGGCGACCTCGATCATGTGAAACAGGGTATCGATCAGGTGCTTAGCAGCCGCAAAGCAGTGTTGGCAGATGGGACGATGACACCGCTTGGCCGGGCGTACATGGAGCTGAAGGACGACCTGTTAAAACACCTTGATTCCGCCACCACTAATGCCACTACCGGGCAATCGCTGTATGCGAATGCCCGGCGCGCCTATGCCGGTCCTTCGCAATTAATTGATGCTGCCAATGCCGGTAAGCGCGCCATCAATCAGGATGAGGCCTCGATCAATTCTGTAATTCGTGGCATGAGCGACAACGAAAAGCAGGCGTTTCGGATTGGAGCATTTGAAGGCCTGCGCGGAAAATTGGGCATGCAGGGTGGTCGAACCGACATTATGAGCATGTGGAAAAACCAGACAACGCGCGAGCGGCTCAAGCCCATCTTCGGCACCGAACGGGCCTTCCGCGAGTTCACCAGCGACGTTTACCGCGAACAAAAATTCCGTCAACTGCAAGGCATCGGAGCAGGCTCCAAGACTGCAGAACGACTCGGGGCCATGGCTGATTTGGATGTCTCAGCAGTAAAAGACGCAGCCGGCACGGTGGCTGGACTCAAAACAGGCAATATTCTGGCCGCCGCCGGCTCAGCCAAAAACGCTTGGAACCGCGTGGCCACGCCCGAAGCCGTGCGCAATCAGATGGGCCAAATGCTGCTCTCGCGCGGTCCCGGCGCGCAGCGAGAAATGAATGCGCTGGCCGCGCTGGTGCAGCAGATCAACGACAAGAACCTGCAGCTGTCGACGCGCGTCGGCGTATTGGGCGGCGCTGCCGGTGCCAATAGTTTGCCGCCACTCGTACCGGTCCAGATCCCGCAGCAGTAACCCGCAACACCATTCCCTACCGCAGGCCGCCTCCCCAGGCGGCTTTTTTGTTCCAGCCTCGCCGATGCGGGGCTTTTTTGTTTCCAGGGCCAACCCCATGTCAGCAAGCCAGCCAGCACTATTCAACGTCCAGGAATTCACGGACAACGGCGTCACCCTGGTAGGTGGCCGCCTGTACACCTACGCCTACGGCACCACCGCATTCAAGGCCGCCTACACCGACCCCGAAGGCACAGTACCGCAGACCTACACGGCCGATGGACTGGGCGGCCAATACATCGCGCTCAATGCGCGCGGGGAGCTGCCGACGCCGCTGTATCTCGCCTTTGGTGCGTATGACATTGCGTTGAAACGCGCGGATGGATCGACAGTGTGGACCCGCCGCGCTGAGCCTACGGTAGGCGGCGCACCAAATGGCGCATTGATGGTCGGTGCAGATGACGGCAAGGCGGGCACCATTTTTACAACGGTTGCGGGATTTATCGCCAAAATACTGTCGTCGTCTGGATCAGCGTTGATGGGATTCATTCAGGCAGGCATTGGCGCAATCGGTCGGTCGATTCAAAGCAAGCTGCGAGAGAACGTGTCGTTGCTTGATTTTATGGACGAGGAAACGCGAGCGGCAGTTGCCAGCGGCGTCTATACCGCCGAACTACGCGCCAAGATGTTGATCGCGGTAAATGCAGCATGGGAATCTGCGCTGACGAGACGGCACAACCTATACGCCCCCAATGGTCACTACGAATTGGGGGAATTCAGCTTCCCCTGGAGGCAATCTATTGTCGAAGAATTACTCGACTGCAAAGGGGTGACGCTTTTTTGCCAAGGCCCAGGCGCCGTATTTCGCACGCTATCAGTCCATGGCGCAGATGTATTTCAATTTAATGGCGTCTCAAATTTTAGTGTGTTTGGCTACCCTACTCTGACAGGCTCACTGCTCGGCACTGAGGGATCGGGCTCAAATGGCTGCTCCATCACCGGTGGCAGCAAGAATCTTTACCTGGAAATCTCCCCGAATAACTGCGAGTCTATTGATAAAGGTACATTTTCCGACGGAGGCAAAGGCGCCACAATCCAGTCTGATGCGACCCCATTGCAACTCGGAACAATAACGCTAAAAATTCTCGCCAAGGATTGTTATCAAGGGTTCGGTTTTGAAGCCGGGCTTGTCAACTTCCTTGATAAAGCCATAGCTGTGGATGTCGATATTGTGGCAGAGAATTGTTTTACTGCAGTGGCTATTGGTGCGGGGGCGGCAATAGGCCCGATTCCACCAGGGACGCATACCGGGGTGCGGGTTCGAGGTCAGTCGATCAATTGTCAGAAAGATGTCTTCCTGGCGCGCGCGCACGGTGTCCAGGTCGATATGCAGATCGTTACTACCAAGACCGAAGCGGAGCGCCGCCTGGACCCGCGCGGCAGCTTCTGGGATGCTGACGACCTGATTGTCGAGGCGTTGCGCTGCACGTACGCGAAGAACTCACAAATCAATATTACTGGTAACAAGGGGGACTGCGCATATAAAGCCGCCATCGGCGGCACATCGGCCGGCGTCAGTGGGCAGAATGGTGCTACGGAGCATTGCAATATCTTTTTGGATGTTGGCGGCACCGCGAGTGTGATTGATGTACTGCCTGTCGATTTTGGCGGTAACGGTTTATCTAACAGCATCTTGGAGATCACGCAAACCACGTCCCCCACATTGCATCCAGACTTTTATTTGGCATCGCGCGATAACACGCTGATTATCGGCCCATCCTACCGCCTCAGGTCGCCTACGTTGTCGGGGCGCGTGAACTTCGCACTCGGTTCGGACGGCACCACCGAGTCGGCCGCGATCGATATTTTCGGAGGGGTTGCCGGCCTGCAGGGGCGCGGGACGTCGACAGCCGGCGCCGTAGTGGCCGGACTGTATGACAGCGCCGGCAACCTGCGAATGGGCATCCGTAACGGAAATGGAATCGTCGTCGATGGCGCCACGAGTAGCGCGCCAGTCGGCTCGTACCTGTCGAAACTGGCGATCTACAACTCGGCCGGCGTTCAAATAGGCTATGTGCCCATCTATCAGTAATCACCCAACCCGCTTCGGCGGGTTTTTCATTTCCACCACCTGAAAGGCTTTCATGGCCATCGAAACAACCGCCGCCGGCGGCGCACTGATCAAAATTTTTGGCATCCCGGTCTTGGCCGGCGCTGCCGCAACCTCACTGGGATTCATGTTTATGTGGCCAAAATCTGCAAAAGAAGCATTCGTCCGGTTTTTCGTGACGATTGTATTTTCCGTCCTGATGGGGCCGGCCCTGGTGGTGGCCGTCCGTTCGTGGTGGCCCAGCCTGTTCGACAACGCCAAGGACGTGGCCGTGATGTACGGCAGCGACCCGGCCTTGGGCTTCCTGTTCATCGCCGCACCGCTGATGGTGGCCGCCGGCCTGCCAGCCTGGTGGGTGCTGGGCGCCTGCGTGCGCTGGCTCGACAAGCGCCGCGACAAGGATATCGGCGATCTGGCGCGCGATGCGGCCGCGATCGTCAAGGATGTGCGGGGTGGCCTGTGAACTCAAACCTCAAGGCATTTCTGGATATGATCGCCTTTGCCGAAGGCACAAGCACGAGCCCGGCGACGCGCAGCAACGGTTACGACGTGATTGTGACCGGCGTCGATGGCCGGCCGGAGGTTTTCACGGATTTCCGCGCGCACCCGTTCGCTGGCGGCCGCAAGTCCAAGGTCATTAATAGCCGCGGCCTCACGTCGAACGCCAGCGGCCGGTACCAGTTCATGCTGCGCGACTATGCGCACTACAAGGCGCAGCTCAAATTACCAGATTTCGGCCCTGCCTCGCAGGATGCATGGGCGATCCAGTTGATCCGCGAGCGGCGCGCGCTGCCGCTGATCGAGGCGGGGCTCTTTGCCGAGGCCGTTGCCGCCGTCAGCAACCTGTGGGCATCGCTACCTGGTGCGAACTACGCTGGCCAGCCCATGCGTCCGCTGGCAAAGCTGCAGGCTGCGTATCTTGCCGCCGGCGGGGTGCTGGCGTGAGCGCGCTGGCCAAGGTTCCTGGCTGGCTATATCTCGCCGCGGCGCTGCTGCTGGCCGGCACCATCGGAGCGGTATTCTTGCACGCACATGGCGTCGAGCGGGGCAGGACGGCCGTGCAGGCGCTGTGGGATGCCGAGAAGACCACGCGCGCCACAGCAGAATCGAAAGCGGTGGCGCAGCGCGTCGCCGAGAACCTGGCGCAAGCCAAACAACAGGCCGCCACCGCGCTGGCCATCACGAAAGCCTACGCCGATGAAATCAACACTGTCCGCACTCGCCTTGCTGCTGATGAGCGCATGCACAAGCCTGCCTTCTGTGCAAGTGCAGGACCTGCCGCCCCGACCAATGCCGACGGCGCCGCCAGCGGCATTGAAGCCGATCCCGCCGGCGGGCTACTTCCTGACGCGGTGGAGCGAGATATTCAAGCCTTGATCCTGCAGACGGAAGAGGTGGCGGCCACTGGGCGCGCGTGCCAGGCGTTCGTGCGCGCGAACGGCATGGCACGATAAAATCAGGCTGGAATCGTTCCGCAAACAGTAATGAGGCCGAGCATCCATGCGGCCTACAGGCGGTTATAATAGTTACTTTTGCGGAACGAAAAAGCGCGCTAAGTCGTTGATTTATATGAATTTCGCAACTGACTTAAAATCTCCCGCCTGTAAGGGCGTGCCGGTTCGATTCCGGCTCCGGGCACCAGCGCTTATGCTGGCTGCAACGGTGGCGCATACTCACTTCTGTCTCCATGCAAAAACCAACCCTGCGCTATCTCCACCTGACGCCCGACAGCGATTTTCCCGTGCTGGAAGACTTGCCGCCCTTCAAAGCCATCGTAATCGTTGACGCCGAGGTGGAAGAAATGGTGATGTGGGCAAGCTGCCGCGCACTGGTTGCGGCCGGTTGCCGGTACGCGTCGGTCTGGGGTACGCAGTGCGAAGCGTGGCATGACGCCATCGACGATGCGTATCTGGAGGCGACCAATTATGACGACGTCGCGCCCGAAAATTCCCTGGTCACGAGCTGGCACGAAGACGAGGAATTGAGCGAGGTGTTCTGGTTCGCCAGGCACCGCGCCGTGCATGCCGCCGAGTTGCGCGCGACATTGATACTGCATATCGCCGACGCGCCGCGCCGCGATGAACTGGAAGCGACCTGGCGCGACGCCTGAGCCGCCTCTTTTCACTCCTGCCTATTCACTGCCGTGGCTGCTGTCGCACGCCCTGGTGTGCGCTTCTTCCTGCGATCCTGGTCCATTGAAGAACAAGTTCAACAGGACCGCCGCGATCGCCGCCAGCAGGATGCCGCTGTGCAGCAGCGGTGACAGGGCCTTGGGCATATGCTGTGCATACTGCTCGGCGACCAGGGGCAGCATGCCGAAACCGATCGCCAGCGCGACGATCAACAGGTTGTTGCGGTTGCCCTTGTAGTCAACGCCGGCCAGGATACGGATGCCGGTGGCGGCCACCATGCCGAACATCACCAGGCCCGCACCACCAAGCACAAAGGCCGGCACGGCTTCGGCGGCCTGGGCGATTTTCGGGATCACGCCCATCACCAGCAAAATGATGCCGGCGGCCACGCAGACCCAGCGGCTGCGCACGCCCGTCACGCCGACCAGGCCGACGTTCTGCGAGAACGAGGTGTAGGGAAAGGTATTGAAGACGCCGCCGATCAAAGTGCCCAGGCCGTCCACGCGCAAGCCACGGCTGATATCTTCGCGGCCGATGCGTTTGCCGGTCATTTCGCCCAGCGCCAGGAACATGCCCAGGGACTCAATCATGACGACGATCATCACCAGGCTCATGGTCAGAATGGCGACTGCGTCAAAAGTCGGCATGCCAAACTGGAACGGCGTGACGATGGCGAACGCCTTGGCGCTGGCGACCCTGGCAAAATCCGTCTTGCCGAGCGCAAAGGCCAGCGCCGTGCCGGCAATAATGCCGGTCAGCACGGCGATATTGACGAGGAAGCCGCGGCCGTACTTGGCCACCAGCAAAATGACCACCAGCACGAACAGCGCGATGCCCATATTGTCCAGCGCGCCATAGGCGGGATTGGCGATCATCGGCGCAGGACCACTGCCCGCCGCCGCCACAAATGCCGGATCGGCAATCTTCGCCATCGATGGCGGCCCGCCCATGGCCCAGTTCACGCCGACGCGCATCAGCGACACGCCGATCACGACGATGATGCTGCCCGTCACCACCGGCGGAAACAGCCCCAGCAGGCGCCCGATCAAGGGCGCGAGCAGCATGGAAACGATGCCCGCGCCGATCACCGCGCCAAAGATGCCCGTGACGCCCAGTTCGGGGTTGTTCGCCATCGCCAGCATCGGGCTGACGGCGGCAAAGGTGACGCCCATCATCACCGGCAGGCGGATGCCGAAATACCTGCCGATCCCCAGCGACTGGATCAGGGTGACCAGGCCGCAGCAGAACAGGTCGGCGCTGATCAGGGCGGCTACCTGCTCGGGCGGCAACTTGAGCGCGCGGCCGACGATCAGCGGCACGGCAATGGCGCCCGCATACATCACCAGCACATGCTGCAGGCCCAGCGTGAACAATTTGCCGGCCGGCAGCATGTCATCGACGGGGGACGGCGTGTCGCCAGGCGTTGCCGTGATGCTGCGGGGGATCGCTGTCAGGTGAGGTTTTGCCACGGTACGCTCCATTTCCGGTAAGCCTGCCGCACCAGGTCGGCAAGCATGAGACGAGAAGAACATCGTATGCCACCATGCATGCATCGTGCCAGCCCGCCGTGCACGGCACGGTGCAAAAATGTCCATGCCGCCATGCCGGCAATGCCTGCCTGCACTGTTTTCTGGCGTGGCTCACCAAAACGCGGCGAGCCCTATGCCAGCACCTTGCGCGCCACCTGGAACAGCGCCAGCCGCTCGGCCAGGCCATTGCGGCCGCCATTGATGCGGCGCGTGACCTTTTCCTGGTCGCCCAGGTCGGCCAGCAGATTCAATCCGCGCGACTGCCAGAACCAGGCCGCCGAGCGGCAGGCGGCTACCGGCTGCTCCAGCAATTGCGGTGCAGCCAGCAAGTTCAATCCCAGCGCCACGCCGCACGCCGCGTAATTGGCGCGGCCCGTCACCTGCAGCAGGCCGCGCCCCTTGAAGCGCACGCCGTCGCCCGCCACCACATTGCCCAGGTCGCCACGTCCTTCATAGGCCGCGCCGCTGGCCAGTTCGCGCACGTAACGCAACTGCGCCGATTCATGACCGACCTGCGCCAGGAACGAGGCCTGGCGCACCGGCGTATCGATGCCGAATTCCTGCATCGCGGCAGTCAAGGGCGCCAGGTACAGCGCGGCGCGCTGGCCGGCAAACGGCATGATGGCCAATAATTGCGCGCCCGTCACAGCACACCGCGCACGTCTTTGACGACGGCGGCGGCATCGGCCGCTAGCTCGCCGATATCCTTGCCGCGCCGCTTGTCGAACCAGCGCACGCAGGCGCCCAGCACCCACCACGCGGGCAAACCGGCCGCCACCATCAGCGGCGCAGCGATGAAAAGGAAGCCCGTGGCCGGGTCGCCGCCATACAGGCCGGCCACGGTTTTCGCGCTGTCGAACAGGCTGGGCCACCACGACAGCACGGCCGCCACCAGCGCCGGGCCGATAAAGGTGGAAATGATAATGCTGGAAAAGAAACGGATAAATGCCTCCCTGGTCGAACGGGGCCACATGAACATGAAGCCCAGCGACGTGGCGGCGGCGCCGGCCAGCACCGGCACGCCAAACAGTTTGATCAGTGCGCCGCCAGCGGCGGTGGTTTCGATGGCCATGATTGCCTCTCTTGTGGTTGAAATGAAAGAAACCCGCCGAAGCGGGTCGATATTGGTTTGCTGACCTGTCATACGGCCTTGACCATCACATAGGCGCGGCCATCGGATTCGATCGAAATCACGCGCCCGACCGCACGCAGATACTGCGCCATGGTGATATCGTCCGCGTGCACGGCGGCGCCCGCAATGCCATCGCCATCCTGCACCGGCACAATGTAATCGCCAGGCTGGGCGCCCAGCACATTGACCGGCACGCGGCCGGCGATGGCGATGCGGTCAACCTTCTGGCGCGCGACCTCCAGGGCGGCCTCGAACGTGGCCAGCGCTTCCGCATCCTGCTGCACGGCGGCGGCGTGCGCGGCCAGGGCTGCGGCATAGGTGGCCTGTTTTACCGCCCACTCGGCATCGGTATCGCCGGGCGTTAGCACGTCCTGGTATTGCGGCGGATTGGTGTCGGGCAGCGGCTGCTGCTCGGTCACATCAAGACGACGCGGTGGCTGGACTGGCGCTGGGCCAGCTTGAGGGTCCGGGCGCGGCCCGATACTGCTCGCCCATGTGTCGCCACCGACGAATGACGGCATCGTCGATTTAATGGCGAACATGACGGCGTCCGCCCACTGATCGGTGATTGTATTGCCTGCCGTGATGCCGACGATCTGGCCCCTCGCGACAATGCCGCAGCCGAGGCATTTATGCACATATTCAGCATAGTCGTTGCCCCCTGTATTGACTGTTCCATTTGCGGATATGCTCCGGGCCGTTACCTCGGCCTTTGTCATGTACAACACCGAGCTTGGCTGATTAAATGTTCCGCCATCGCCACCGTACAACACAAAACTGGGGCTATTTTTATAGCCTGCGGCCATGATGAAAGCGCCCGAGGAAACCGGTGAGGAAATGCGCATCGGCCCGTGTACCTGGAGCAGATCCGGCTGCCCGGAATTCTCCAGCGTTTTTGCCCCAATCAATACGGCGCCTGTTTCAGTGATTCGGACTACCTCCCTGTACCCCGATGCGCCCGCGCCTGTCCCTGTCTCAAATGCGGTATATCCGGCGGAGCTCGCGGTGGGGTCTCCTGCGCCAACAATACGACTGCCGTAGCCATTCGTGCCGGGATAGCCGAATCGGATAGCTGTACCGGAAATACCTGCGCCGCCTGAGTTGGTAACCAGGGCCATCTGCTCGACAATGCCTGCCGTTCCGACGCGGGTTGCGGTGATGGTCGAGGCCGATGTCAGCGGCCCGGTGAGCGCACCACCCGTGAGCGGAAGTGCGTTGTATGGTCCGGTCGAAAATGCTGTGTACAGCAGATTCAGCCGCTCGTTGACGTTCGGCATGCCATCGTAAAAAAAATCAGCCATTTAAATCCCCTCGATCTGTAGTGGTGCGGAATACGTTTCAAAATACGGCGTGGCCACCGCGTCCAGGTTGCCGGCTTTGCCATATAGCATGTGATCCTGTTCCAGCAGCGGATCCGGGTTTTCCGGGAACAGGCTGAACAGCATCGCCTTGCCCTTGCCGTTCTCGCGCAGGATGCGCATCAGGCGCGCGCGGTCCATCGGCGTCAGGTGCGCCAGGTTGATATTGAGCTTGTCGCTGGTGGTGCCCACGGCCGTTTTCAGGTCGCCGGCGGCGGTGCGGTAATCCTCGCTACTGTCCTGCAGCTGCAACTGGGCGCCGTATTCGGCGTTGTACTCGGGCGACCAGTAATTACCCGCCACCAGGCGCGAGATTTCCAGATAGCCTTCGGGGCTTTGCGGCGCCGAGATATCGATCACCAGTTTGCGAACGCGCACCGACGGGAACCAGGCCACGCCGTCGGCGCCGCCGCCGCGCGCCCAAGTATTTACGCCGCCGGGCGTGTAGGCGTTCCAGCCCAGCGGTAGAACACCCCACGGGAACGAGCCGTGCACGGCGGCCGGGCATGGGAATATGCTGCCTGTGTCGAGCACGGGGATGGCATCGGCCGGCCGGGCATAGCCGCGCACACGCATGCGCGCGCTACTGGTCATGTTGGTAAAAATCAGCGCCACGCAGGCGATCGCCTCTTGGGTGGGCCATGCGGCAACGATAGTTTGTGCCGTGCCTGTGGCGCGCAGCACGGCGCCCTTGGCGTCGCGCTGCAAGTTGGCCGGGCCGAGCGCGCCGGCCTGGCTCGCTGCGGTCAGCACCGCACGGTCGGCGGCGTTGTCGTGGAGGATACGTAAATTCGTCATTTTTTAAACCTTCACCAGTTTCCATGCAATCGCTGCGGGGTTAATGCTCCCCGAGCCATCGCCTGGCGTCCATGTGACACGCAAATAGATTTGCTGACCGATTGGCGTTTGCGCGCCGGTGTATAGACCACCACCAACGACAATCGTGGTTTCCACATAGCCGGAGAGCCCGCCTGACCGTGCCAATCCGCCAGTGAGCGTTGCATTGCCAATGTAGGTAGCAGAGGGTGCGATATACCAGAGATCGGAAAATGCCTCGCCAGTGTCGATGTAGACTGTGAACGGCATAGTGTTGTCTCGCCAGCCCACCGACAGAGGCTCTGTTCCCTTCTGCACGACATTCGGCGGTGAAATAATCGCGCGGGCGAACTCCCCGCTCCCATCGGCAGTGAGCCGAATTTTGCCGCCGCCGGCGTACAAAAACGTTTGCCCGCCGGTCGCATTCAGGTCCACATATGTCGTATTGGCAGTATTCCGCAAATAGCCGGCCGTGATCGTACCCAACGTGCCTGATGCTGCGGACAAATTGCCGGCAAACGTCCCTGTGGCCCCCGACAGCGCGCCGTCGAATGTAGCGTTCCCACCAGAGACGCGCAGGCCTGGCATCGAAAAATTACCCGCCGCTGTCACCTCGAAATACTGGCCCGTGTTGAAATTCCCCATCCGAAATGCATCTGCGCCGAGCCAGAATCCTGTGCCACCGTTTTCTGGCCACAGGCCGCTCTGGAACGCGCCGCCGGCGATATTTCCCCGCGCACGCAAATTGCTGATTTCCAGATCTCCGCTGCGATACAGGCGCCAGCCGGACTGACCAGCAACGAAATTGCTCGACCAGATATCCCCGCCAATCTTGGCATTGGTGATCGATGCATTCTGGATAAACGCGTCAGCAACATACATGCCGATGGGAATGGTGACGCCGCCGATCACCGTTTCCGTCGTGCGCACAATGAACGGTAGCGACGAGGCGATACCGCTGCCAGCGGGCGCAGCGATAAAGAAGGTGCCAGCGCGGACGCCGAAGTCGAGACGACCGCCGCCGGCAAGCAGCTCAAACCCACCCGATACACCGTCAGCGTCCAGTTGGACACCATATTTTGCCTGTACCTTCCCCAGCGCAGTTGCTGTCGCATCCGCCGTAATTTTGACGGCCGCATATTTCCCGGCTAGACCATCTGGACCCTCGATTGACGCCTGGACACTATCGACGCGGCGACTGGTAGCTGTGTACTGGTCGGCGCGGGTCTGAATTTCAGTGTTGACGACCGCAGTGAGCGCCTGGACCACCTGCGACGGGCGCCACTCAATACCAGTCACAGCCCAGTAAATAGCAGCATCACTGCCCAACCCCATCCAGAGGTTTGCCGTTCTCGCCCCTGCAGGAACGGTCACTGATCCTGTGATACGAATCCAGACATAGTTACTCTGGGCGGCTGTGCAGGTGGCCGCGGCGACTACGCTCTGGTAGTCGTTAGACCCCGTAAAATACACCCCCACACTGAACGTCGGGGCAGCGCCCGATTGGCTGCAAACCCACGCCGAGAAATAGTGCGTATCTCCAGGCGAAACCAACACCTGTGGCGCGATTTGGGTGCTATTGCGCCCCGTAACCAATGCACAGTTAGCGAATGGCCACACGCCGTCGCCGCCGCCAGCCAGAGCAATGATGCCGGTATGATTCCAGTTTGACGCCCCTTTTGCGAACGTCGGGTCCTGGCACAGATTGGTCAGGTCCGCACGATAAATGGCCTGCACCTGCTGCAGCGATGATGCGGCTGATGCCGCGCTGCCGTCGGCGGCCGTTTTCGAGCTGGCCGCCTGTGTGGCATAGAAGCCGGCCTCGCCAGCGGATGTTGACGCCGTGGTCGCCGCGCTGTTTGCCGCAGTCGCGCTCTGGCCAGCGGCAGTCGCGCGCGCGTCAGCGGTCGATGCCGAGCCTGACGCCGCGTGCGCCGCGCCTTGGGCTTGGCCGTACGCCGCCTCAGCAGCGGTACGTGCGCTATTGGCCGCCGTAGCGCTCTGTGCCGCCTCTGTTGATTTAGTATTCGCGCTGCTGGCTGACTGCGCAGCAGCTGCTGCCGAACCACCTGCATTCTGGGCCGCCAGTCCGGCCTGTCCGGCAACATAGCCGGCATCCCCTGCTGATTGTGCCGCCGCAGCAGATGCGCTGTTGGCAGTCACGGCCGCCGCGCTGGCCGACGCCGCACTCTGTTCAGCCGCTGTGGATTTCGCATTGGCGGTACTGGCCGAGCCGGCGGCGGCACTGGCAGCCCCGCCAGCAGCGTCGCGCGATTGCGCCGCCAGTTGCGCTGACTGCGCTGCTGCGCTGGCCGAGCTGCCAGCATTCGTTTCCGACGTTGCCGCACTGCCTGCCGATGCGCTGGCGGCGCCCGCCCTGGTGTTTGCCGTAATTGCCGACTGTGATGCCGCCGACGCGCTGTCGCCAGCTGCCGTGGCGGCAGCGGTAGCGACATTGGATGAAATCAGCGCGGCCGATGCAGAGACGCCAGCGGCGTCGCGCGCTGTTCCTGCCGCGTCACGCGCCGCTTGCGCCGATAATTTCGCCTCGTTTGAGGCCGTTGCTGCAGCGCCGGCTGTGGTGACTGACCCGGCAGCAGCAGCCTGGCTGGTCGATGCCGCGTTTGCGCTCTGCCCTGCAGCGCCGGCGGCGCCGGCCGCTGTTGATGCGGAACTGGCGGCGGCACTGGCGCTGCCGTTGGCGTTGGTTGCCGATTGCGCCGATTGCTGCGCTGCCGTCGACGCGGTGCCGGCGGACGTGCTGGCGTTGGTTGCCGACTGCGCCGACTGCGCAGCGTATTGGCCTGCGCCACCAGCTGCGTTATTGGCCGCAGCCTTTGCCAGATCGGCCGCGACAGACGCAGCAACTGCAGCCGAAGCCGACTGCGCCGCAGCGCCGGCCGAGGTGGCAGCATTCACCGTGTCGCCGTAGACCTGCTCCAGATCCGCGACCGCATCCCGGGTCGGCTCGATCAGATCGATTTTCGCGCCCAGGTCTGCATACAACTGGCTTTCCGTGATTTGCTTCGTCAGCACCTGCAGCAGATGCCCGACCTCGGCATCCGACGCGCCCACCGTGCCACTGCTGGCGTTGTACGGGCCAGGGATGGCCGCGCGCGACACATGGCGTATCCAGTAATAGCGGAAAGCGCCCGGCCCGACCGGATCGGTGTATTCGCGACCATCAGCACGGCCGGCCAGCACCGCCTGGGCAAAATTATTCACCGGCGCGCGCCATACCTCGGTATGCGACAGGTTGCTGTAATTGGCCGGCGCTGCATTCCATGCCAGGGTGATCGTCGCCGGATGGCCTGTGGCGACCAAGCCTGTTGGTGCCGGCGGCGGCGCCAGGTCCAGCGCCTGCTGCTTGGCCACCGTCTGGCGCGCCGCATACCTGACGCCCTCCACCACCGCGGCGGCGGTGACCGTCACGATGCTGGCGCTCATGTCTTCGTAGCGCAGCACCGCGTTGCCTTTTCCAACCGTCAGCGCCACGGGCGGCTCGCTGGAAAACGCGATGTCACCGATGGCGCCCAGCATCAGCGCAGAAAACGTGATCGTGGCCGGCGCCGGCGTGCCGGACAGCGAGATCTCGAACATCGTCGCGCTGGCCGTCAGCATCAATGCGCGATCGAGCGGCGCCGCGTAGCGCGGCACGGTACCCATGATGAGCGTGTCGCGCTCCCCCACCACCGCGCTCATGCCAGCACTCCGACCGTCACGCGGCCCGTCAGCCAGAAGCGCGACAGGCGCATCACCACGGCCGGCACGCCGTCCTGCAAGCCAAAGCGCTCGCCCTGCAGCGTCACGGCCTGTCCCAATTCGAGCATCATCATGTCCGGTTCTCCGTCAAATTCATACAGGGTGCGCGGCAGCTTGGCCAGGGCCAGGCGCCGCGCCGCTTCCGTCCGCGCATCCACGCGGGTCTTGAGGCAGGTATCGACCTGCACCGGGTCGTCGCTCAGGCGATAGCGCGCACGCACCGCCTCGTCGACCACGGTTTCGCTCAGCCACTCGGTGGCATACAGGTCGGCATGGGCCGGCGGGATGCTGGTCGTCAAGCTGGGCTGCACCGTCCAGTTGCGATCAAAGCCGATCTTCACGGCGGCCGCCACGGGCAGCCGTTGCGCCACGCGCAGGCTGCGCTCTTTCATTTGCGCCGGACCCACATCGACCGGTACGCCGATGCCCGGCAGCGCGACCTGCACCAGGCGCAGCTGGCCGGTACGCGACATCACCGCCTGCGCGCCCACGCTGGCCGCCAGCTGCTGGATGGCCTGCGCCTGGTTCGTGCGGTCCGCAATATGGAGGCCCACCGTTTGCGGGTGGGCCGCATCGAACGCGGCCAGGTTGGCCAGGTCCAGGTCGGCGTCGGCAAAACGGTCGGCCGGCTTGCCGTAGGCGGTGGCGATGCGCCGCACCAGTGGCGCGATGCGTGGCGCATAGGCGCCGCCGTTGTCGCCCTGCACGCTGGCCGTGATGGTGGTCGAAAAAGGATCGGTAACGAGCCGGAAGCGACCGGTCGTCACGGCGTGCATCACCTCGATCGGCTTGCCATTGCTGCGTACTTCGACCATCGCTTCGACCGCGCCGAGAAAACCATATTCCAGCGTCGCGGGATCCGTCAGCAAGGGCGTGACGTTATGGCACTCGCCGAACGGCACCGGCAGCATCGCGTCCTTGTTCGGCGTGGCGCCACCGAGCTTGGTTTCGCTGATCGGCGTGTTCAGGCGCTGCAGCTTGTCGCGCAAGACCAGGTTGAGCGACTCGCGCCCTGCGCTGCCGACGTCAAAGACGATGCCGTCGAAGACCAGCCGAAACTCAGCGCGCGGCCAGGCCGGGTCGCCGGCCCAGACCTTGATGGCGCGGTTCATCCATACGTCAGCCAGCCAGCCATCAAGCGCGCCATCGCGGTTATCGAGTTCGATATCGCCACCCGACAGCCCCGCCTCGCCCGTCAGGCTGACCTGTTCGGTAAAAGCCAGGCCGCCGGTCACCAGGGGCTGGTATTCGGTATTGGGTGGCGTGTCAAGCGGGCCAGTGACATAAGGCCGCGACGCCAGATAGCGCGTCGCTTCCTGGCCTGCCACATTCACCTGTGCCTCGACCAGCACCATGCGGACCGCCGCAGCGCTTTGCAGCCAGTTTGAAAATTGCGCATCGGTCATGCGTATGCTCCTTTCACTGTATTGGCCCAGGACGAGGTCCTGGACGATTTGTCGACGCCTTCGACCACCGTGCGGGCGGCGCTGGCGTTCGATTCGACGGTGGCGCGGATGGTGTCGCCGGTCTGCACGCGCTGGTCGGCGCGCAGGCCTTCGAGTTCCACCCGCATGGCTTTGTTGTCTTCGCGCAGGCCGCGGATTTCGGCGACCAGGGCGTCGGCACCGACATTGGCGGCGGCGCAATAGCGCACGGGATCAAAGTCGAGCGCCGCAGCGGGACTGATGGAAGCGGCCAGCGCCAGCGCGGCCGGTGCATTGCTGAACTGCACGCCCAATTGCGTCGCGCCGCCCATCGCCGTCCGCAGGGCGGCGATGGCCTGGGCCACCGTCAGCACGCTGTCGTTGATGGTGATCAGGCCGGACACCTGTGCGTTGAGCGCGTCGAGGCTGGCCTGCTGCACGTCGACCTGTGCTGCCGCCCATTTCAGGGCGTCCTCGTTGGCGGCCACCACGCGGGCATAGTCTGCCGCGTAACGGCCATCGGCTGCGTTGACCACTTGCGACGCAGTGAGGAAAGCCTGCTCGGCGGCAGACAAGCCAGACTGCGCCGTCGCGTCGCCGGCCCTGGCTGCCGACAAGGTCTTTTCGAACTGGGCCCGCGCCTCGGCGTATTTCTGCTCTGGCGTCAGGGTCGACTGGGCGCCCAGCGCCATGCTGGCGTTCAGGCCATTGAGCGTGCCGACCCAGGATTTCGACTTGTCGAGCGCTGATCTGGCCGCCGCCGATTCGTTTTCGTAGGCCTTGTTCAAGGCATCCTTGGCGCCGGTGACGGCCTTGACTGCCTGGATCTGGTCGAACAGTCCACGATTGGCGTCGGCGACCGCCGTACGCTGGGCGGCCAGCAGTTCCGTTTCACTTTGCAGCAACTGGTTCAATTGTTGCTGCAAATCCTTGCGCTCACTGGCAACTTCGCTGGCGGTCTTGTTCATTGCAGCCACTTCACCAGTGGCAGCGGCCAGGTCAGCCGCATAGTCTGCCGCCTTCTTGAACGGTTCGGCCAGCGACAACAGCGCAACGTACAACTGGTCCGCGCCATCTTTTCCTGTCGCGACACCTTCAGCCGCTGACAATACCGCCGACTTGAAACCATCCATCGTCGTAACACCGCCCAGGCCCAGCTTGCCCATCGCATCATTGACGGAACTGGTAATCGGCGCCATTTTTTCGGCATCGGACAAAAAGTTCTCGTAGAAATACGAGGTGCCTTCCGTCAACTTGTCGATACCTCCGGCCACACCGATCAGATGCTCGGAGAGCTTGACCGCAGCCATGCCGGTCACGCCGAAGGATTGGCCCAATACGAATAGCACGTCGCTGACCTGCTGAAAATTATTGGCGATACGATTCAGCGTTTCGAAGGCGCCCTCGCCGATCTTCGCGAAGCCGTTCAAACCCACAACCCCAGCGGCAGCCATCTGATCGCCCAGCGCGGAAAATGCCGTTTCAAGTGCTTTCTGCTGATCTTCGGCGCTTAGCCCCTTCAGGCTGATCTTGCCCAGATCGACCTTGAAATTATCCAGCCGTGCATTGAAATCGTTCCCCGCCAGGCCCATGACCTTGGCCGCGCTGCGGACGGCGTCTCCCATGCCGACGATAATCATCGTGAACTGCTGGTTTATATCGTCGGACAACGCTGCAGTCTCGGTCCTGTTTCTGTTGCTGTAGGTGATGCCCAAGGCCTTTTTCTTCGTATTGACATCGGCATAGGATTGCGCAGTGAAGCCCATTTCTTCGATCTGGCCGAAACTCATGGCCTTGGCAGTAATACCCTGATCGACCACGGTACTGGAAGTATTGAATAGTTTTGATACAACATTTCCGAGCACTGCGCCCACGACACTGCCCAGCGCCAGTCCCAACGGACCACCGATTGCCGCCATGCCCATGCCAACATAAGTTCCCAGCATGGCCCCGCCCAAGCCGCCTGCCGCAGTACCGGCCAGGATACCGATGCCGCCACCCAGCACTGCGGTACCGGTCTGCACGCCTGCCGCAGCGCCGCCCGCGCCCGCGGCTGCCGATTCACGGGCAAGCAAATTGCCCAGGTTGCCGATGCCGGCAACGAGCTTGCGCAAGGAGCTATCCATCGAAATGGTATACGCCAAGCCCAGACCGGAATTCTTTTCCATGATGGCCAGGCTGCGTGTGATCGAGTCGCTCTTGGCCGAAGAATCGCCCAGCACCGTGCCGGTGCCGTTTGCCTTTTGGCGTTCTTTCGCCACATCGACATTGCCGCCTCCTCCGCCTATCGCCACGCCAAGTCCCGCCACGATTGCCGCCATGGCGGCCATGCGGCCAAACGCGGTATACGGATCGCCCTGGCCCTGACTCAGTACAGCACTGATGGCCTTTGGCACCAGTTCGGCCAGCGTCATGGCCGTTTCGGCAGCATGGAATACCTGAGAAACCGTGGTCAGCATCTTGTACCCCGTGCTCTGCTTGTCGAAGAAGCCAGCTGCGGCACCCGCCATGTCCCCGTAACCTTTCATTTGCGCTTGCGTGGAATCGTATTGGGCCTTCGCCGTGGCGGCGATTTTTTTGGATTCGTCTTTACCGGCATCCTCCTGCGAGTTCGTCAGTGTTCTTTGAATGTCTTGTTGGGCTTTCTTGTAGTCAACCAACGCCGACGTCACCTTGCCGATCGTACCGCCCACCTTGCCGAAGACCTTTTCCAACGCATCGCCGAGAGCTTTGGCGCCATCGGCTGCCTCTTTCCATTGCTGCTCATAGGCAGCCTTGATGGCCGCCGTCTCCTTGGCCAAGTTGTCCGCAGCGTCCTTTTCCTGTTTCCTGGCCGTTTCCGCCTTCTGCTGGCTGGCGACTTCGTCCATCTGTTTCAGGTTGGCATCCATCTTCTGCTTTGCGCGCAGCTCGGCCGCCCCCGCTTCGGCGATCTTGTTGGTATTTTCCTGACGTGCTTGCGGCGTTTTCGCCTGGAATCCCTTCAGTGCCGCCGCCTGGTCCCGGTAAGCCTGCATTTCCGCCTCACCGCGCGCGTTGATGGCTGTCACGCGGCTTGCAAAATAGGCCTCGTCGCTCAAGGTGCCGCTCTTGCGGCGCGTTTCGTCCAGCTTGGCCAGCTGGTCATACTCTTCGTTCTTCAAGCGCAACTGGCTTTGAATTGCCTGCACCTGCCCCGCCAGCTGCGCTTCGCGGGGGTCCAGGCCTGCGGCAGCGGTGCTTGCCCTTGATGGCGCGGCAACCTTGTCCGGTCCGGCAAACGAGGCCTGAACGTTCTTGCGCAACAACTTCTCGTCCTCGTCACTGATCCTGGCGCCGCCGGCGCGGGCATTTTTCACCGCTTCATCCACCTTTTTGATGGCGGCGGTTTCACGCTGCTCCTTGGTCGCGTAGCGCTTCTGCATCTCGTCGATATCCATCAAGCCCTGCTTGGCATCGGCATTGCGCTTTGTTTCCCGTCGCTGGTCCAGCGCTTTCTTTTCAGCTTGCGCCTTCCTGTCATTCGCGAGGGCCAGCGCCCGCGCCTGTTGTTGTTCGAACTGTGCCAGTTGGCCATCCGTCAGGAGTGCTGCGGGATGGGTGCCGGGAACCAGTTGTCGCGTGGCGCGTACCTCAGCCGTACGCCGCTGAATTTTCTTGATTTCTTCTTCGGGTGTATCATCGCGTCCTATCGAACGCATGCCATCCATGAAGCTCGACCACAGGCCCTTGCCGCTTTGCAGGAGCCCACCGATCAAACTGAGCTTTTCTGCCCGTTTCTGCAGGCCGGCGTTGATCAGATCACTGGTCAGCGCCATCGCTTCCTGCGTCCTGCCTTCTTCTTCCAACGCGGCGATATGCTGATACTGTGCGCCAGTGAGGATGTTGTACTTGCTGTCGTGCGTATCAACCCAGCTGATCACACCATTGGCCATGGTGGCAAAATCGGCAGCGACCGCGCCAGCCGATTCGCCGCTGATCCGCGACATGGTCATGGCGGCAGCGCCCACGGAACCGAGCGATTCGCGTGTAAACTGCCCGGTTTCCGCCAATGCCTGCATGGCGCTACGGGCGTCGCCCAGGCCGGTGCTACTCGACTCGGACACCGACGACACCATGGTATTGAACTGGCCTTCGGTGATGCCAGCCGCATTGCCAGTCAACACCAGGGCCTGCGCAAATTTGTCCGACTCCAGCTGGCCCTGCACGAATGCTTCGGCGACAAATGCGACGACATCGCCGGCCATCTGCAATGCCAGCAGCGGTCCCTTGCCCAGGCGCGTCAAGGCCGCTTCTGTCAGGCCGGTGGCATCGGCCATCTCGCCCAGGCCGTTCTTGATCTGTCCTACGTTGGCGTTCAGGGCCCCTTCGCCTACCTTCAGCGACGCCCTGGCAAAGCCATCGACAGCTTGCGCCGCCTTCAATACCGCATCGGACGCATCGCTGCTTTGCTGGCCCAGCACTTTTGCGGCATCGGCCGCGGCGCTGGTTGCCTCTTCCTGGGCGCGCGTGGCCTGCTCCGAGATGCGGATGGCGACGCTGGTTTCGCGTACCTGCCGGCCGGCCTGTTCGGAGGCCTCGGCGAGCTGACTGACGGCCTGCGCGCTTTCGCGCACTTCGGCCGTATTTACGACGATTAATATTTCCCTGATTTCTGGCATGGTTGGCCTCTGAAAAAAGGCCGCACAGGGCGGCCGGGTTGGACAAACAGGTCAGCCCTGCTGGTGCGCCAGGAACAGCGCATCGAGACTGTCGAGCAGTTGGTGCTCGAACGGCTCCATGGCGAGCCGGTGGCGCGCCTGCCATGCCAGGATCTCGCTGCTGGCGATAGGATTGACGGCCATGCCATTCTGGCGCTTGCGGTTCAGTTGCACGAACCACTCCCATACGTGGGCCAGTTCGAACGGCAGCGGCGGCGGCGCCACGGCTTCCGGTGGCGCCCGGTACAAGGGATGGCGGCGGGCCGCATCGAGATGCTCGCCCTTGGCGTGGCCGTCGGCGGCGCGTGCGCCGCGTTCGAACTGGTGTGCGGCGTACTGCAGCAGGCTGGCTGTCAGAGTTTCAAAAAATTTGACTCGTTTTCCAGCGCGGTCGTCACTTTTTCCTGCCAGGTCGGGTATTTTTCAAACGCCGCCTCCAGCAGGGCCGCATCGAGCGGCACTTCTGCGCCATTGCTGGTAAAGCCGTACCAGCCGGTGACCACGGCCAGCGCCAGGCGCTTCTGGTTGCCGTCGATGGCCTGCACCAGCAGTTCGGCGCCTTCGTCGGTCGAGGCGTCGATGGCGGTCTTGCGGCGCGCCGATTTTTTGTAGCCTTCGGCGCGCACGGCGTTGTTGGCCACGCGATACTGTTCGCTATTCTTGCCGACGATGGTCAGACCGGCCACCGCTTCGCCGTCGGCGTCGAAAATGACGGGCACGTCAAAGGTGACGGGTGTGGCGGCCGCGTGGAGGTTGCCGATGTCGAAACCTGCCTGGATTTTTTGTGCGTTGTTCATGTGTGCTGCTTTCTGGATGAAGTAAAAGACAATAAAAAAGCCGCCACGCGGGCGGCACTGGGGTAGCCGGCGAATGCCTGTTACAGCGCGCTGTCCTGGATGCTCAAAGTGGTCGCTTCATGCTGGGCATCGGCGCCCTTGTAGCGCAGGATGTCGAAGGCGCAGGTGACGATCTTGTTTTTCTCGCCATCGTCGATCTTGGCCGAGGTGATCTTGACACGGCCCATGGCCAGCGCCAGCACGTCGGCGTTCGGGGCGGTGCCGGACGCCATGGCGTAGGCCAGGGCGATTTCCGTCTCGTTCTTGAAGTAGTCAAGGTAGACGGCGTCCTGCAGCAGCACCGTGAACTGGCCCGAGCCAAGCACCTTGCCGCGCGAGGCGGCGGTGGCGAATCTGGAGCCGATCACCGGGTCGACCTTGACCTGGCCGTCGAGCGAGACCGACATGCCGGTGCAGATCTGCGACGGGATGCCGTTCACCGACATCATCGCCGTGGCACCCGAGAACTTGCCGCTGCCGGCAGCCGCAGCTGGCGTGGCGAAATGCGGCACGGCGGTGGTCGGGCCTTCCGCCTTGCCCATCAGGGTAAAGTCCAGGCTGGTGATGCCATTGGGCTGCACGGCGATGTCCATCTTGCTGACCAGCTGATCGACAAAGCTGCGGTGCACGCCGATATTCGGGTCCTGCACTTCGGCCGTGAACCAGTCGGTGGTGTGGCCGGTGAGCGGCGTAAAGCTGCGCTTTCCCACAGCCGCCACGCCGACGGAGTCGCCAGCCGCCTTGATGACCATTGCCGAGCCGTCCATGAACTGGCCGTTCAGGTTGGTGGCGGTAACGGAGGTAACGAAAAAGTTCTTCGCGTTGTTGGCGGTGGCCGGCGCCGTCAGGCCGCTGATGCGCACCACGCTGCCGGCGCGAAAACCGTCGGCCAGCCAGGAGCCGGCGCTGCGCACCAGGCCGGTCGCGGCGGCGGCGATGGTAGTCTGGGCGGCGGCCACGCCACCGGCCGTGAAGTCGCGGCGCAGCAGCGCGGCCATCAGCGGCGCATAGGTACCGCAGGCCGCTTCGGCCTTGATGGCGCCGGCCGTGCGGAAATTGCCCAGGCGGGTGTCGCCCTGCTGCTGGCTGGCGTCGATTTCGCTGCTGGCGTACTTGTCCGCTTCGGTGTCGAAGGTGGCCGTGACACGCGGGTAGACCTGGCCGCCGCCTGCCGCGGCCTTGACGCCTTCGGCGCCCTGTTTGCTGATGACGATCACGCTGTCGATGCCGTTTGCTGTCGATGCCATGGGAAGTGCCTTTCATGAGATGAAAAAAAAGACCGCGAGGGCGGTCTGGGTGGGTGCGTTGGAAAAAACAAAGAAGAAATGCAACAGCCCGCACGAGTCGCGTCGGCGGGCTGCGGCGGTTCGGGCGGCGCGAGGCCGCGCCGAACGGGAGAGATGCGAGGCATGCCGTGAAGGCGGGGTCGCTGAAGATTATCCTATCGGTGTCGCGCTGGAAACGCGTCTATTACGAGTGGATAAGCATGTGGTGCTACTGTACTGGGTTACTGCGTTCGCTTTGTGTGCTGCTTGAACGAGACTCTATTGTAGGAGCGTTTTTTTCAGCTCAAGGCATCTTGCACAATTTATTTTACCGGCCCAGACGGCGCATGGCGCGCCGGCCGTGCGACTGGAAAATCGCTTCGAGTTCGCTGACCATGTCCTTGATGCGCTCCAGTTCAAAGCCGCCGGAACAGGTGATGGCCGCTTCGCCGGCGCCGTGGCAAGCCTTGCAGACCAGCGGTGCGCCCGCCGCGCCGGCGCTGGCCACGCCGGTGCCATGGCAAAGCTTGCATTTGCTGTCGAGCCAATGGGCCAGCGACGCTTCGGCCACGCGGCGATACAGGGTGTGGGCCGCCTGCGCGTCCCAGGCGGTGCTGGCCTTGACCCAGCGCCGCGCCTGGCCCTTTTTGGTGACGGCAGCGGTCCAGGCGCGCAGCAGTTGCGCCAGGTTGCCGGCATTGCCCTCGAACCGACGGCTGACGGTACCGTCCGCATATTTGACGCGACACAGCAAGGCGCCCATGTCGCCGGCCAGCGCCGCTGCGGCGATCACGTCCAGGTCGTGGTGAAACGCGTCGTCGCGCAAATTATGCGACGACAGCGACGCGATGAATTGTTCTGCAAAGCCCATGATGTTCTCCTCATTTCCTCATTATTACTGTGTTGATGACCTGGCCGGCCCGAACAGGGCCGCCACCAGCGGATCGCGGCTGGCCGCGCCGCCCGGCCAGGTGGCTATGCGCCGCACCTGTGGCGGCAGCTCGGCCCAGGCGTCGCCTTCGTCGTCCGCCTCGCCCGGCGCGTACAGCGCGGGCCGCTGGCGCCCCGGCTCGGTGCAATGACGCTGCGCCAGATGGATCAGGCCGGCGCCGCACATATGACGCAGGTAGCGGCTCATGGTGCCCGCGTCCAGGCCCAGCAGGGCCGACAACTGCGCCGCGCTGGCCTGGCCGTGCGCGGCGATATGCTGCGCGATATGGGCGATATGCAGCTGCGACTTCTTGCTGCGCCCCAGGATCCGGCGCCCTGTTTGCGGCGGCGCGGCGCTTCTCACCACCTGACTGCTGTTGAACAT